CAATCGAAGATTGTCATAATTAATCTATGATAGAAGAGATGATAGTCATTACCAATGATAGTCACTTAACCATGATAGTCCTTTTACCAGTGATAGTTGTCTACCCTTGATAGTAGTCATGATAGTTTGCGGTGATAGTAGAAGCTAACTGGTTGGGTGAGCGTCTGAGCTAACTGGTTGGGTGAGCGCCTCGACCGTTAGGTTGAGCTCAACCTAACGTCCAAAAACAGGTAAGTCAACAAGAAAATGCAAAGTAGGCTAAATAGTGCAAAGTTATTTGGCGGGTTTAAAACGATAACTTTAGTTTCCCTTATATTTCAACGCTTTAACCCCCTATTGTAGGAAGTAGGAAAGTTATTGGGTAATGAGCGGGGATTTTGATTTCTGAGCAGTCGCTGTTCGGGTCGCCCCTTCACGCTATGCAAAAGGCGAAAAGGGCAGCGTTCACTATTTTCCTTATAACTTATTAACTTTAAAACTATACTATACTACTACCCCCAAAAAACCCCACATTTCTGGGCCTCTCCAGCCGCCCAATAAAGTTAGAAAACAAATGAGGGTATTTAAACATTCCACAAAACCCTACATTACCAATTCCGAGCCCCATTTGACATAAGAGGGACTTTGTGCTACTTTAAATAATCGGCAGAACGTCGATACAATGAAAAACCAAGCGCACACAAAACGCTTAACTGGAGTTAAGGAAATGACACAGGTCTTATGCAAAGACTGCTACACGCCGTTCTCTGTCGAACGGTTCCGACTGGGCTACCATACATGCTTAGCATGCGGCGACAAGCAAGCCCACGCAGTCACATACTGCAGCGCCCCAATCAACAAGAGCAACTACATGCTGATTACTAACGTAACCGAGCTCGCTCAACTCAACCCGAAGAGGACATCATGATGAGTGATTGGAAGAAAAAGTTTGATGCGTTCATGGCGTCACGCAAGCAGCACTACGCATGGGCTAACTACGCCAAGCGTACACCAGAGGAGAAGCTAGCAGCTATCTTAGAATGGGCGCGTCAAAACAACGAAACCATCGACGAATACGTCGAAGTGCCAGAAGAACTCAAAGGCATGAGCATGGCGCAGATATACGAGAAACTGAAGGAGCAAGACCAATGATGGATGAGTTCTATACCTACGTGCTTAGCTTCTATGGCAAGGGCGGTCTGTATCCGATGGGCGTAACGCTAACCGACGTTAAGTCAGCTACTAAGATACACAAGCACCGGACAAACATAGAGTTCGAAGGTGACAGCGTGGACCGCGAAAATGTACGCGACATATTAATCAAGGACTTTGGCTACAAGTTCCCAAGCTTAACCACAGTTAAGGAGCAAGCAGATGTATAGCAAGTCAGCACTATTCGCCAAGGGCACCGCACTACGTGCGCAGCTGGAAGCCGAAGGGTATCAGTTCTACGACATACCACTAAGCCCCGCCTTTATAGAATACGACTGTAGCTACGCACCATGCAGCTACTGCGGTGAAGGCTGTGACCCAATGGCAGCTATGCCAAAGCAATGGCAGTGCAGCAGCTGCGAAGAATGGAATGATAAGGAGCAAGACCAATGAACACCCTACTACACGTAGCAGCCGAGATATTCTTTATAAGCGCAGGCATCTTCGCAGTCTGGGCTATCCACGCAACATTGAAGGGGGAGTGAGATGGGTTATCGTTCAGAAGTAACTGTAGTTATCTACGTGCCTAGTGACAGCGACACGGCGTATCCGCTGCTCAAGCTGTGGTTTGATGCAAACTATCCGCATACTGAAGCGAAGGGCGAATGGTGCGCCACCATCGACTACGAAGAGGAGAACCGAGCAATCGTCGTCTCATACGAGGACGTCAAGTGGTACGAAGCCTACGAGCATCCGAGAGAAGTGGACAAGGCGTTCGCTGAGATTGATGCACTGCTAGATGCCGAGCCCGTAACCACAGTTAAGGATGGCGTCAGCCAAGACCCGAACGTCACACCGTTCGAGATAGCATATGAGTACGTGCGTATAGGAGAGGAGTATCAAGACATAGATATAAACATGAGCACCAACGCAGACTGCGTAACGACGGTAAACCGTGCACTAGACATAACATTCACACTACCAACCAAGAAAGTAACAACATGACATTCGAAGAGAAACAAGCACTGCGCGAGATGCGCGACGACATGGTAGACGAGCACGACAAGAGCCTGCTTAAGAAAGCACTCAACTATATCTACGACGTCGAGCGCAAGCTGGCAGCGATACGGGTGTTTGCAAAGGCCATCGACGCCGAGTCCAAGACCAAAGGGGACGAGTGATGGAGTCCGTCAGACGTTGGCTTGCGTTCAAGCTAGTCCAGATAGCAAACAGGCTGCACGGCGAGTTATTCATGCGTCTATGTGAGGTGGCTGTGCTGGCTAAATATAGGGACAGCTTCGAAGAAGCACTACGTGACGCCATGCGGCTCGAGCAAGAGCATGACTACGACTATAATAACGAAAGAGAAACCAATGACACAAATAGCAATACGCCACATAACACCAACAAACACAAACTCCACTAACAGCGTAGGCATAGGCACAGTGCTGCCCGGGCGTGAAGATGACGCAGCGGATATAGCTACTATCAAGCTCCTAACTGACGTTATCGAAATACGTAACCAACTACGCGCACTCGAACCGCAGCTTAGCAAGATGATAACAGACTTTGGCTTACGCCGTGGACAGAGCGGTTACCGCGAGTTCTACCTACGCAACGAGCTGAACGCTCAAGCATACAAGGAGAAGTGAGATGGCATTGAATTGGAACACATACGGGGCACTACCCGTACTACGCAGCTACACAGCTGCACTCGCACACTTCAACAAGGTCGAACCAATCAGAGGTGACAAGGACGGAACCAAGCCAGCGGGTAGGCGCGACCAGAAGTGGTTGGCTATCTACATACGCGACACGGACAAAGCGGTGTGCATAGGTAACACGTGGCAGAAGGACCAGAACAAAGCACTGCTGGCCTACCACCCTGACGGGCGCGTGACTATTGAGCAGAACTTAAGTGCGGCGTGTCGTGAGCGTATACAGCGCATAGCAGTGCTTAACATCCAGCGTAAGTATAACGAGGACTGGGTGCATGCGGTATCGCATGTCGATGGTGAAGAAGTTATCGGGCAGTATCCGCTACAGCTACGATACAATAACCCACGCAAAGCAGTGTTCATACTGCGCGAACACGATACACCCATCTACCTCAACCCGACACCTACGTATAAGCACATCATGAACAAGCAAGAGAAGGCCAAGCTAACCAAGCAATACAAACCGTTCATGCAGTATGTCGAGGTCATGGCTAAACTAAGCGCGGACGATAAGCAGTATAGTCCGTGGGACAAGGAGAGCAGAGATAACCCACGGTTACCGTCTATTCCCCCCGAAGAGCGTAGGGAGATGGGTCTGCCAGCACATGGTGGCTTGAGCTGGTCACCCGAGGGTCCGCCACAGTTGATTAGCTTAGTAGAGAGCGGTGATACCGAGAGCTGGTACAAAGCTATGGCATGGCTAACCGCTGGTCGCTGGCGCATGCTGTTGAACGAGGCCAGACTAGAATTGACGCACACTATGCATAAACACTACCGTGACGAGTTGTTTACCAAAGAACGGGTGGAAGCAGGTAAGTGCGTACACGACCGCTATGGCCGATACTTCAGGTGAGTTTGGTCTAAGCAAATACCTGTGGTATAACCATAGGACAATAAAGAGCCGCACAAGCGGACGACAACCACAACAACCAAGCAAAGTCTTAACTGTAGTTAAGCAATAACAAGGAGCATATCATGAGTGCATTAAACTTCGGCACAACTGTGTCACTTGCAGAAGCTGCAAGCCTTATCATCAACTGCCCTAACAATCGGTTCTTCCTTCAAGGTGAGCCTGGGATTGGCAAGTCATCCATCATGGGCGCACTGGAGCGGCACTTCGGTGACGCATACGCCTACGCATACTTTGACTGCGCACAAGCCGACCTTGGCGACATCGCCATGCCGAGTATCAACCGTGACAAGCAGATAACCGAGTACTTCGCTAACGCTATCTTCCAGATACAGTCCGGCAAGCCTGTGGTTATCATGCTAGACGAGTTCACCAAGGCACCGCAGCCTGTGCAGAATATGCTTCACCCTCTGCTGGAGTCGCGCAAGCCACGGCTAGGTAACAACGTGCTGCGCGATGGTTCCATCGTGCTTATGACTGGCAACATGGCAGGCGAAGGTCTTGGCGATACAGTCAAGCCACATACACGCAACCGCGTAACTACGGTTACGGTGCGCAAGCCAGACGCAGACGAGTGGTTGGCATGGGCAGTTACTAACGACATCGACCCCGTTGTCATGGCTTGGGTTAATCAGTTCCCGCATGCCATGGCATCATACATGGACGGTGACCAAGAGAGTAATCCGTATATCTTCAACCCCAAGCGGCAGCAGGGTAGCTTCGTATCAGGTCGGTCGTTGCAGCTTGCGTCTAACGACGTACTCAAGCAGCGTGAGAAGCTGACAGCCAACGCGCTACTCGCAGCCATGGTGGGTACAATCGGTGAGTCCGCTGCGCGGGACATGCATGCCTTCGTAGAGTATCAAGACCAGCTACCTACGTGGGACGACATCACTAAGGACCCAGCCAAGGCCAAGCTGCCCGAGAGTCCCGGCGCATGCGCAGTCATGGTGTTCGGTGCGATTGCCAAGATTGACCGCAATACAATCACGCCGTTCATGGAGTATGTCGAGCGCATGGCACCAGAGTGGCAAGCTGTGTTCGCAGTCAACCTGTGTAAGAACCCAGACAAGAAGCAGATTGGCTTTACGTCTACTAAGTTCCGCGACTGGGCATTGGCTAACGTGGACATCCTCTAGTGGATGGGCTTCACGTGGTGGATGTGAAGCGTAGTGAGATTTGGTCGATATGGCAGGTTAATCTATCCAATCGCAAAGTCATGCACGTTTCATTCTTCGACCACCCCGACGAGCTAAGCGCATACGTATACGCAACTAACAGACTAAAGGAGCAAGCTAATGGCACTAACAGCCGAGCGTAAACTAACACGTGTGGTAATCGACCTCATGCGTAACCCGTTGTTCGCAGACATGTCCGGCATCTTCATGATGGGCACGAAGGAGGTGTGTGAGACCACACCAACCGCAGCTACTAACGGGCGTGACGAGATATACGGACGCGCCTTCATCGACGCGCTATCCATACCAGAGGTAGCTTTCGTCGTGGTGCATGAGTCATTCCACAAGATGTATCGCCACCTAACTACATGGCAGAAGCTATGGCAGGAGGACGCACAGCTAACTAACATGGCCTGTGACTACGTCATCAACCTAGAGATTATCACCCGTGACCCGAGTGGCACGGTGGTAGCTATGCCGCAGAAGGATGGTAAGCCAGCAGGTCTTATAGACCGCAGGTTCGCAGGTATGAATACCAAGCAGGTGTTCGACATTCTCAAGAAGGAGAAGCAAGAAGGCGGTGACGGTGGCGGCAGCGGTGGCTTCGACGAGCATGACTGGGAAGGTGCTAGCGAACTGACCAAGGAAGAGAAGGAAGAGCTGTCTAAGCAAGTAGACCAAGCTATCCGTCAGGGTATGATTGCTGCACAGAAGATGCACGGCAAAGGTGCTGGTGGTATGTCGCGTGAGTTGTCGGACATCCTCGAGCCCAAGGTAGACTGGCGTACGCTGTTACAGGAGTTCGTCAACACTACCTGTGCTGGCCGTGACTACTCATCGTGGCGCAAACCAAACCGTAGGTTTCTATCATCAGATACTATCATGCCCAGCCTCGTCGGTGAGCGCGTGAAAAACATCGTGATTGGCTGTGATACGTCTGGGTCCATCACAAACGAGGACCACACACGGAACCTGTCGGAGACTGACGCTATCTTATCTGTGGTTACGCCTGACAAGCTACACATCATCTACTGGGACCACACCATGGCAGGGCATGAAGTGTATGATGACTCGACACGCGGGTCATTCCGTAACTCCACTAAGCCAGTAGGTGGGGGTGGTACGAACCCCGGCGCTATGGAGCAATACCTCAAGGAGCAGGATATCAAGGCCGACTGCATCATCATGTTCACAGACGGGTTCGTGCCTAACTGGGGTTCGGACTGGAATGGCGCACCGATACTGTGGGTAATCACAGGCGGTGGCAAGATGGTCGCATCAACAGGCAAGACAATACATATCAACTAAGGAGCAAGCACATGAGTATATCAAGTTCAGCAATGCTGGTGGAGATGAACATCTCTGTATGGACAGCAGCTATCGTAGACCGCAAGACAACTGACAAGGTAACACTAGACGCACATGCTGTGGCTGACGCTGGTAAGTTTCGAAAGAACCTTATGGCTGGCACTAGCTTGCGTAAGGACATAGCTGACTACGCTGCGCTCTGTCGCACGTGGCACAACGGACGCACACTGCCTTGGTCCGACAAGGGTGTGAGGCTGCTGCCTACGTCTATGTTCCTAGAGTATAAGCGAGAGGCGGACGCACGTGCAGCATACTTCAACTCTAAGGTGTCTAAGTTCGTAGCAGAGTACCCCGACCTAATAGTGACCGCACAGACCTGCCTTGGTGACCTGTTCGATGGTGCCAACTACCCAAGCGCAGAGGAAGTGGCGTCTAAGTTCGGGTTCCGCATGGTGTTCAGCCCTGTGCCAGAGGTGGGTGACTTCCGTCTTGACATCAACAACGACGAGCTAGCTCACCTACGCAACCAGTACGAGACAGCATACACCGACCGTGTGGGCGATGCTATGAAAACTACATGGGATAAACTACATACGACACTGCTGACCATGAGCGAGAAGCTGACCGAGCCACAAGGCGAAGAGACCAAGCAGTTCCGGTCTACGTTCGTAACCAACGCACAAGAGATGTGCCAACTCCTGTCACATCTAAACATCACTAAGGACCCGACGCTTGAGACAGCTAGGCTAGCACTGGAGAAGGCTATCAGCGGTGTAGACGTCGAGGACATTCGTAAGGACGAGATAACACGCAGTGACCTCAAGGCGCATGTGGACTCGGTACTAGGACAATTTGATTGGTAAGAAGGAGCAAGACGATGACTAAAACCATATACAAACTAAACCTGCACAACACCTACTACACCGTTGCGGGTGTAGATAACGCCGCCACAGAACGTGCGAAGGACTCCATAGTGCATCCGTTCATGGTCCCGCTAATCGAGGCCATTCAGCACAAGCGTCCACACTGGGAGTTTCATGGTAGGGGCTTTGGCACTAGGGGGATTGGTGATGAGGTCAACCATGTGCTGCATGACAACTTCGACATATATGATAACGGTGAGAAGATTGGCAACATAGAGAAAGACTACCACGGGGGCACAACTGTATACGCAGCTAGTAGCCACCGCATAAACGCAAAGCGTCTGGTAGGCATGCGCAAGAAGAGTAAGCACTTCAAGGTCATTGCCGCTGAAGTCTTGAAGGAGTGCTACCCGCTCACGTTGGACGAGCTTGCCAACGAGAAGCACAAGAAGGCTTTCACTGCCATGCAGCAAGCCACCTACAAAGATAGGCGAGCGCACACGCGCAATGTTGAGCTGTTGCATGAACCGATGCTGGCATACCTGACATCAGGTGACAGGTGGGCGGAGTTCTTAGCTGTTCAAGATAAGCCCGAGGTTATGCGAGCCAAGGAAGCGTATCAGAGTCTAGCCGAGAGTGACCGTGTAGCTAAGGACATTGCTAGTGCACACCACATACTGTTGATTGAGCGTCCACGGGACATTGTCGCCATGCCTTTTGGTGGAGCGGCGCAGTCAACCAACCTAGATGCACTGTCGGACCACATAAAGACGTCACTTGCCCTACTCAAGATGACCGAGATGGATACTATAATTGATGGTGTCGGTATCCGCACCGCAGACGATACGTTTTATATATTGACTAGCAATACCTAGAGGGATAAACACTCATAAGAAGGAGCAAACGACATGGCGTCAACGCCGGAGAAAAGAGTCAAAGAAAAAATAGTCAAGGTGTTGAAGGAGGAAGGAGTATATTACTTCTTCCCCGCCACCCATGGCTTTGGTCGTAGTGGCGTCCCTGACATTATATGCTGCGTTAATGGACACTTCTTAGCCATCGAAGTCAAGGCAGGAACCAACAAGCCAACAGCCCTACAGGTGCGTGAGCTTGAGGCCATACGTCGGTGTAACGGCGTAGCTGTGGTAGCCAATGATGAGAACTGGGACATGGTGCGCGGCCTTGTGCACAATATGAAAGAACGAACCAATGACAAAGTATAAAGGGTTAGGCCAGACCGACCAAGATATCATCCGTGCGATTGGGTACATAACTGACATGAAATACATTGCATCATATTACGGTGTGGATGTGAGGCGCGTTCTTCAACTGCGCGACAAGATGAAGAAGGGCACAGAGAAGAAGGTAGAAGTGGTGCGACCAAAGGTAGAGCATGCAACAACCGCAAAACCCAACGCTAACTCAACCGGCTTGAACAGCGACTCGGAACGCAAGTGGAATAAGAACGCCAAGGAAGGCTCGGCTGCATTACTTAAGGCACTAAACAAATTCTTTGAGAAGCGACTGCTGGATATGCACATAGCGGAGCGGGAACAAAACGCATGACGTTTGGTACGGACATAAGGAAGTCTAAGTACGGCATTAACGCGATGGGGGTAGGTGAGGTACGCATATTCGACACGCCTACCGACCATTCCAAGAGGTTAATCCGCCGCGCTGCACACAACCAGAACGAACGGTCAGAGCGCTACTACATAACCCGCGCCATAGGCACCACTATTCACGTAACTAGGATAAGATGATGGACATTCTGAACATCGACTTCGAAACCTACTACAGCCAGAAGTTTAGCTTATCTAAGCTGACAACGGAGGAGTATGTCCGCGACTCACAGTTCGAGACCATCGGTGTTGCAGTCAAGCGTAACAATGAACCAACTGAATGGTTCAGCGGGACCAAGGCGCAAACCAAGCGGTGGCTAGATAAGTGGGACTGGGCTAACAGCGTAGCTGTGGCTCACAACGCTATGTTCGACATGGCAATCCTTAACTGGTGTTATGACATTCGACCCAAGCGAATTGCAGATACCCTGTCTATGCTTCGTGCTATCGACGGGCCGCATGCTGGTAACAGCCTAGCTAAAGCAGTCGAGCGCTATGGTCTGGGCGAGAAGGGCACAGAGGTTATCAACGCGCTGGGTAAGCGGCGGCTGGACTTTACTGACGAGGACCTAGAGCGGTACGGTGAGTACTGCATCAATGACGTAGAGCTAACGCACAAGTTGTTTGAGGTCACGGCACCACTCATGCCTGTGTCTGAACTGCGGCTTATCGACCTTACTATCAGAATGTTTACGGAGCCGGTGCTGGTCTTAGACAAACAAGTCCTCACAAAACACGTGTCTAATGTGAGGAGCAAAAAAGCCGAGCTTATGGAAGCAGTCGAGGCGGACAAAGACGCACTGATGTCCAACCCGAAGCTAGCTTTGCTGCTACGTGACATGGGTGTAGTCCCACCTACGAAGGTAAGTCCGAAGACAGGCAAGGAAGCATTTGCCTTCGCCAAGAGTGACGAGGGGTTCAAGGCACTGCTTGAGCACCCCAACCCGACAGTGCAGGCGGTAGTAGCTGCGCGACTAGGTGTGAAGTCTACACTTGAGGAAACGCGCACCGAGAGGTTTATAGCTATTGCCGACCGGGGGACATTACCAGTCCCACTACGTTACTATGCAGCCCACACAGGTAGGTGGGGTGGCGACGACAAGGTGAACCTCCAGAACCTACCACGCAAGTCACCACTCAAGAAGTCCATGCTAGCACCAAAAGGCTATGTGTTTATCGACTGTGACTCGTCGCAGATTGAAGCGCGCACCTTGGCGTGGCTAGCTGGGCAGGAAGACCTTGTGGAGTTCTTTGATAAGAACAATGCGGAAGTCGCAGCGGGTGTAGAGAAGATGGACATGCAGTACGACCCGTACAAAATCATGGCGTCGGAGATATATAACAAGCCGGTAAACGAGATAAACGAGCACCCCGAGCGCTTCATAGGTAAGATGACCATCCTTGGGGCTGGGTATGGCATGGGTGCGGCTAAGTTTAAGGTACAGCTGGAGACCATGGGCGTATCGCTGTCGTCGTCAGAGTGCGCCAGCATCGTGTATAAGTATAGGGACCAGTTCGAACGCATACCGCTCTTGTGGGCGGAGGGTGACAAGGCTCTCGACGCGCTTATGTCCGCTCGGACCGCACCTCTAGGCAAGCATGAAGCCGTGCTTATTGATATGTTTGGTGTGCGTCTGCCTAACGGCATGTACTTGAGGTACGATAACCTACGCAAGCAGCGGGACCAGAAGTCGGGCCGTGACCAGTTTGTCTACGACGTCAAGAGGGGTCGGGCTACGCTACCTACGTATATATACGGCGGTAAGCTTATAGAGAACGTGTGTCAGGCACTTGCCCGTATTATTATAGGTGAGCAGATGCTGATGGTCGCACGTAAGTACCGTGTAGTGATGACCGTGCACGATGCCGTGGGGGTGATTGCCCCCGTAGAAGAGGCCGACAAGGCCCGTGCGTTTGTCGAAGCATGCATGCGCATGCGCCCCAAGTGGGCACCAACGTTACCATTGAATTGTGAAAGCAAGATAGGAGCAAGCTATGGAGGTTAAAGGTATAAGAGGATACCGTGATGTCCACATGATGCCTACGGCGACACCACCAGCCGAAGAGTACGAAGCGTGGTTGAACCGACCGTCGAACCGAGCGCGTAGGGGGAACATGCACGACCCCGATGCAGGGATATCGGGTACTAAGCTACGTAGGGTCGTTATAATGCGGAAGCAGGGGGAGACTTGGGCAGATTGCGCCCGTGCAATTGGCTTTCGCGGTAGTAGTGGTGGACAAATCAAATACTACTGCGAGTTTATGCCAGAACATTTAAGACCATAAGAAGGAGCAAGCTATGGCGGATGAACCGCATGACGCAGTGAAGCTATTACTCGCACGGATGGAGAGCCACCCCGAAGAGTTTAGGTTTAAGGAAGGGGCGTACCATGACCGGTGGTATAACCACCTGAGCGCGATACACGCCCACGGAAATGAGGCTGACAAAGCTGCACTCGCTGCAAAGATACGCGATATTCGTATGGCTGAAGTCCACGAACAGGTGATGGATGAACTCTGCAACGGCCCCGAAAACCGCCGCAAGGAGCTGGAAGAGCAGGAGTACGAGCGTAAGCTGGAGGAACTAGCAAGGAAGAAGAAGATACTACAGAATAGCCAGACCGCCATGCAGCACATTGATACAAACTAAGGAGCAAAATAATGACTGAATATAAATTTACAAAAGACTGGTTCAACTGGGCACCAGAGGTTTGGAACCAGCTTACCCCTATGCTGCCAGAGCGTAAGGCTTTCCTTGAGATTGGTTCCTTTGAGGGCCGCAGCACTGTCTGGATCATTGAGAACATGATGAACCCCGGTGACTGGATTGACTGTGTTGATACGTGGAAAGGCGGCGAAGAACATAGCGAAGAGGACATGGACTCCGTCGAAGAACGGTTCAATTATAATATAAACCTAGCACTGGGCGGCGCGGTGGTGGAAGAGCCTTATGGAGAGTATAAGTTCCCATACCCAGTGCATACTCGCTACGCTTCCCCTGCCCCAACAGAGCGCGAGTGCAAGCGGGTATATAAATATAAGCACCCCTCCACCGAGCACTTAGGTTCAAAGCTGGCTAGTTGTATCGATAGCAAGAACCTATACGACTTTATTTACATCGACGGTAGCCACATAGCCAAGGACGTTATGACCGATGCGTGTATGGCGTGGCCTCTGCTCAACCCCAAGGGGCTGATGGTATTCGATGATTACCTATGGACACCGAACGCACGGGATATCCTGCACCGCCCCAAAGCAGCCATCGACGCCTTCACTAACCTGTTCGCAGAGGAAGTGGATATTGTGCACGTCGGCTATCAGTTAATTGTACGTAAGAAAGGAGAGTAGAGATGGATTATGTAACAGCAATAGCAATATTTGTGTTGGTCTTCTTTAGCTACATGCTGGGTAAGGGGAGCGCAAATGGAAATGTTCTCACCCTCAAACGCGAGAACGAGCAGCTGAACAAGGAACTAAAGGCCCTTACTGACCGCGACGAGCGTGGTCGTTTTGTAGGTAATAAAACCAAGTAACAACCAGAGAAGGAGTAAGTACCATGAATTATGCAGTTAAAGTACGCCCGAACAGTCGGAAGGAAGAAGTTTTAAATGTGTTGAAACGCAACCCCAACAGTACGACTAAAGAACTTTCCACCCTCATGCCACACTTGGAAATAGACGACATATCACATGCTGTCAGTTCGATGGCAGCTAAGGATATAGTTTTTGTTACAGGTAAAAAGCCTGAGTCGGGCCCATCTGGCCGCACTACTACCCACCGTGCGTACTCCGTAAAATACGAAAAGAGCAAAGATGCACCACAGAAACTACCGACGCAGTCTGATTTGTTTGGTGAGCTTGTCAATACACTCGAAGCGGAGGTTACTGCACTGCAGCAGTGGAAAGAGGCTGCACTACTTCGCTATCCAGACCTCGGCGTAGACCCACTGCTACTTGAAGCACGGGCATTGCTAGCTGCGGAAGCAGAAAGACAAAATTGCACACCGGCTTCACATAATTATATTAACGGCAATAGGGACCACACCATAGCAGTTCAGGCTTTGGTTAAAGTACTAGGGAGTAAGTAGTGCCAATAGTAAGACGGTCTACGATGGTATGGACGCCTGAGAAGGACGCCGAATTGCTGGCTCATTATCAGCACGGCCTAAGACCAGCATATATGGCGGAACGAATGGGGCTTACGATTGCCTCCGTAGAGGGCCGCTACAGAAAACTTAAAAAGAAAGCGAAAGCAAATGACTGAAGAAACTAAACGCCCAAGCATTATGATTGCCACCCCGATGTACGGTGGCATGTGCACAGGACACTATGTGCAAGGTCTACTCATGACCATGGCTAAGATGCGTGAGATTGGTGTCAACATAGCATGGTGCCAGATTATGAACGAGAGCCTTATCACACGGGCACGTAACGACTTAGCACGGGTATTCCTTGAGAGTGACCACGACTACCTAATGTTCATCGACGCTGACATTGGCTTTGACCAAGAGGCTATCGCGCACCTTCTGCTGACCGACAAGGACATCGCATGCGGTATCTACCCTAAGAAGGAAGTGAACTGGGACAGCGTCAACCGCGCTGCCCTTGAAGGCAAAACGGACCTTGCGGACCATGCCGGAGCCTTTGTATTTAATATGATAGGGGAAGGCCATGCAGAGTCCGATGAGACAGGCTGCATCGAAGTGCGGCATGGCGGCACAGGCTTCATGTTAATCAAGCGGGGGGTATTCGAAGAGTTGATACCTCATGTGCCAACCTACCGCGTATCCTCGTTCAAAGACCCAGAGACAGGCGAGTACGTCAAGCCTTTGACCCATGAGTTTTTCGCTACCAGCATCGACGAGACCGGTGCACTGCTAAGCGAAGATTACCATTTTTGCGAACTGTGGCGTAAACACGGTGGCAAAATACACGCCCACCCGTTCATCCAGTTACATCATGTAGGCACGTATGTGTTTGGTGGTGACATCCTGAAGAGCGGCGGCAACCTCAAGTGAAGGAGCAAGTTAAATGAGAAAGATTAACGTACCCAAATACCAACCATCCCAGTACAAAACTAAGTTTGATGCAGTCGCAGACATGCTCAAAGGCGGTGAGACTGTGAAGCAGATTAAAGAGCGCATGTTAGTTAGTGACAGCTACATCTACTTAGCCAAGAAGAAGCTTAGGGAAGCGGCAGGTGAAGTGGTGGAAACGGTGCGGCAGACCGCCGCAGAGCACAACAACAAGGTCAAAGAGATGGTCGAAGGCTGGAGGGCAGAGGCAGAGGCGGAAGCAGTGCTTGGTATACCCTGCACCAGAGAGTGCTTGTCTGAGCCGGAAGTCGATGACGTAGACACAATCCTCGACGAACGTGCAACCACTTACGGTAGCTTCATTAGCGTAGCGCTTTTTGCACAGGAAATGAAAGAACTCATCCGTAGCGCCCTAGACGAACAAAATGCAGGACTACAAGCAGACCATCAAGAAGCCCTTGATATGATAGCGAGTAAGATTGCGCGTATCATCATTGGTGACCCACACCACACAGATAGCTGGCTTGATATAGCGGGGTATGCTACGTTAGTGGCTGACCGTATCCAAGGGAAATCCAGATAACATGACAGCGTGGTCCTATAGTAGCATCAAGACCTTCGACCAGTGTCCGAAGAAGTACTTCCACCTCAAGGTGGTTAAGGACGTAAAGGACGACCCCGGCGAAGCAGCTATCTATGGGACCAACGCGCACGAAGCAGCCGAACATTACATTAAGAATGGCACACCGATACCAGAGAAGTTTGCAGTCATGCGTCCCGTGGTGGAAGTGCTGGCTCAGTTTAAGGGCGAGAAGCACACCGAGTTAAAGCTAGGCGTCAGGAAGACGGATACTGGCTACGAGCCATGCGGCTTCTTTGATAAGGACGTATGGTGGCGCGGCATAGTCGATTTGCTTATAGTGAACGGCAAGACTGCCCACATGGTAGATTACAAGACAGGCAAGAACGCCAAGTATGCGGACATGAAGCAGCTAGACCTTATGGCTGGCGCGGTGTTTGTGCACTACCCAGAGATAACTAAGGTTAAGTCAGGGCTGGCGTTTGTGGTATCGAACGAGTTTCCTAAGAAGACGCACACCCGTGAGCACTTGGATACGTACCTAACCGTGTTTAATAATCAGCTAGAACAGCTTGAGGACAGCATGCGAAATGGTGTATGGAACGCAAAGACCAGCCCACTATGTGGATGGTGTCCAGTTAAAAGCTGCGAACATTGGAAGCCTAGGAGATATTGATGGCACGGGATTACAGGGCGGAGTACGATAAGTACCAAGGCACAGCGGTGCAGAAGAAGAACCGCGCTGCGCGCAACGCTGCCCGTGCTAAGATGACGAAGGCTGGTAAGGTACACAAAGGTGATGGCAAGGACGTTGCCCACACAAAAGCATTTGACAAAGGCGGCACTAACAAGACAGGGCTGCGTGTAGAAAGCAAGACCACTAACCGGTCTTTCCTCCGTGATAAGAAGGGTAACCTCGTGTCGGAGCGCAGCAAACGGGAACGTAAGAAGTAACCACGAAGGAGCAGTCGTGCAGATAATTGATAACAAGGCGCTGCTAATCACAGCGCCGAACGCACATACTATACCTAACCACATAACAAAGAGCGCTATAGTTGAAGGCGGAGCCGTAGCCGTACACTGGGGGCTACCCGAGGCTACGCAGCTAGCTAAGCTTGGGTTCGACGGCGTGCCGTCCCCGATGTTACGCGACTATAAGTGGACAGGTAAGTACGCGCCGTTCGACCACCAGAAAGAGACAGCTTCATTCTTGTCAATCCGCAAACGCGCATTCTGCTTCAACGAGCAGGGTACAGGCAAGACCGCCAGCGTTATATGGACTGCTGACTACTTGATGAAGAAGGGCCTGATTAAGCGCGTACTGGTGCTATGCCCATTGTCGATCATGAAGTCGGCTTGGCAACGAGACTTGTTTACCTTTGCTATGCACCGCTCGTGTAGCGTAGCACATGGCGCAGCCCCCCAACGCAAGAAGATTATCGAAGCAGGGGCAGAGTTCGTCATTATCAACTTCGACGGGCTGGCTATCGTCAAGGACGAGATAATTGCAGGGGGCTTTGACCTTATCGTAGTGGACGAGGCAAACGCATATAAGAACGTGCAGACTAACCGCTGGAAGATGTTTGATAAGATTGTCCACGCTACAGACCCACGGCTTTGGATGATGACGGGTACACCTGCTGCCCAGTCTCCCATAGATGCTTACGGGCTAGCTAAGCTGGTTAACCCACAGGGTTGCCCTAAATACTTTACCGAGTTCCGCGCAGCAATCATGCACAAGGTTACGCACTTTAAGTGGGCCCCGAAGCCCCATGCGTCCGAGTATGTACATAACATACTTCAGCCAGCCATACGGTTTGAGAAGAAAGACTGCCTTGACTTGCCCGAAGTGACGCACGTGTCGCGGGACGCTCCGCTAACGACGCAGCAGAACAAGTACTACAAGATGCTAAAAGAGCAGTTGCTGATTGAGACAGCGGGCGAAGAAGTCAGCGCAGTCAACGCAGCTACGCAGATAAACAAGCTACTGCAGATAAGCGGAGGCGCGGTCTACACGGATACTGGCGAGGTGCTAGAGTTCGATGTGTCTAACCGCATCAACGTGGTGCTCGAAGTCATAGAAGAAGCCAGCCACAAGGTGCTGGTCTTCGTGCCGTTCACGCACACCATAGAGATACTACGGGCCAAGCTGGAGAAGGAAGGCATACCGTGCGGCGTCATCAACGGCAAGGTGTCACTGAATAAGCGCAGCGACATAATCGAGCGGTTCCAGACGCAGAAAGACCCGCATGTGCTAATAATCCAGCCACAAGCTGCCAGCCATGGTCTTACGCTAACAGAGGCAGATACTATCATCTGGTATGCGCCGGTAACCAGCGTGGAAACCTACCTGCAAGCTAACGCACGTATCGACCGTCCCGGCCAGAAGAACGCCATGACCGTGGTGCACATCAAAGGCAGTCCGGTGGAGGAGCGGCTGTACAGCATGCTAAAAAATAATATCACCAACCACCAGAAACTTATTGACTTGTACAAGGAAGTTATGGAAATATAGTATTTGACATTGTCAAAGCTAAGTGGTAACTAACAATATAACGTACCACTACAACGAAGGAGCACAAATATGGAAGACTTACCCGTAGACAAGCTTGTACGTGTCTACCGCAAGATACGCGATGCCGTGCAAGAAAAGGAAGACGCCCACAAAGCCGAGATAGCGGAGCTTAGGGGGCAGATGGACATGATTAGCGCCAAGCTTCTAGAAGTCTGCAACGCACAGAACGTCGATAGCCTACGTACCAAAGAAGGTACGATAACGAGACGCGCTGCTACCCGATACTGGACGAGCGATTGGGAGTCCATGTACAAGTTTCTTAAGGAGAATGATGTTATGCATCTTCTCGAACAGCGCATCCACAATGGCAACATGCGTAATTACCTAGAGGAGAACCCCGATAGCCTACCTATCGGCCTCAATGCAGATACTAAGTATGTGCTTTCGGTTCGTAAACCAACAACCAAGTGAGAGAAACAATGACCAATTTGACTATCTTCAAAAACCCCAATGCTGTCGCAGTGGCGTTGCCACCATCCAAGATGGGTACGCAGATTGCTTCGGGCATGGGCGGCTACAACCGCATCGCCACCAACACCAACGGCACGTTCAAGCGCATCGTAAACGGTGAGCAGGTTGGCAAGGCCATCCGTGGTGAGTTTAACGCCATCATCCTTGCTATGCTGGATAAGCCTAGCCGTAGCTTCTACGCTAACGACTATGACCCCGACGCCAAGGGCAGTGCACCTGACTGCTTCTCTAACCTAGGTGACAAGCCAGAAGCATCCGCCGCCAACCGTCAGTCCGCTAATTGCGCTAGCTGCCCTAAGAACATAGATGGTTCGGGTAAGAACGGTAAGGGTAAAGCCTGTCGCTTCAGCCGCAAGGTAGCACTGTTCTTGGACGGCGATGAGTCCGGTGATGTATATCAGTTCAACATCCCAGCTAAGTCGCTATTCGGTAAGGCTACTGGTAACGTCCTTCCGTTTGAGCAGTACTGCCGCCATCTGGTGTCAAACAATGCAGCGCCTGACCGCGTGGTTACTACGGTTGCGTACAACCTTGACGCAGAAACTATGGAGCTTAACTTCACTGCTGACCGGTTTATTGACCTAGATGAGTTAGCGCGTGTCAACGAGGCGCAGAACAACCCTGCCACTATGCGCTTGATTAGCTTCGACATGGCGAAGGCCACAACTACGGAAGAACCTGTCAAGCTTACAGCACAGCCGGAGCCAGAACCAAAGGCTAAGAAGCCATCCTTCTTGGATGACGACGATGGTGAGGACGATGAAGAAGAAGCATTGGCCGAACCAGTGAAGCGCCCTTCTAAAAAGGCTACTACCGCTGCCGCTGTTGATGCACCTACCGGCACACTTGCCGCTGTGGTTAGTGACTGGGCCGACGACGAAGAAGAAGACGACTGATGAGCGGCGGTTATAGTCTACGTATACAGGAAGCAAATGCCAAGGCGAGCAAACACAAGTTGGGTGTTCGTCTGGGTAGGCTCTGTATCGCGCAGGACATACCCGTAGCTGTGGTAGCCAAGTGTACAGGTGTAACGAGGCAAACAGTATACAACTGGTTCTGCGGGACTTCGGTCCCGCAGGGCAGTGCCACGGCGCTTATAGCTTCATACATGGCTAGTCTGGAGAGCTCTACTTCCTAACGGGGTAGAGAGTTTTTTCTTTTAGGAGTGGGCTTGTGACTTGCCCTATGGAGTGGTGTCTGCGTGGCAGAGGATTTTGACCTTTTATCAGCGGTGCAGCCCCAAGAGGGTTGGTACGCTATCGTCGGGCTAAGCCCCGACAGCAAGCAACAGGAGCTAGTAGAGACCCGTGAAGAGGCCGACGCATGGGCCAAGACGTTCCTCAACCAAGGGAAGAATGTATTTTTTGGTGTAGCTAAGTATACAGACGGTAAGAGCAGGAAGAAAGAAAACGTCAAGTCACTTAAGTCACTTTGGCTCGACATAGATTGTGGGCCAGAGAAGGACTACGATACACAGGAAGAAGGGTTAGATGCCCTTCGTAAGTTCTGCAAGACAGTCGGTATGCCTAAGCCCACCATAGTTAATTCTGGGCGCGGTCTGCACGTATACTGGACGTTGACTGAAGAAGTTACACGTGAAGAATGGGAGCCTGTGTGTCTAAGGCTGAAGGAAGTCTGCACCACTAAGGAGCTACGTGTCGATAACAGCTGCTTCGAAGCAGCGCGTATCCTGCGTATTCCCGGCACGTTTAACTTTAAGGGTACGGACCCCCTACGTGTAGAAGTCATAACGATTGGTAAGCCGACACCCATGCAGGACATACGTGACCTGTTGGGGGTAAAGGAGACGAAGGCGACACTGTTTGGTGACATGCCTACATTCGCACCTAGCCCGTTAGCTAAGCTTATACGTGCCAACATGGAGTCGAGCTTCACCAAGATTATGAACCGTGGTCAGAACGGGTGCAAGCAGCTTAACGCTAGTTACGCAGACCGCAGGGAAATATCTGAGCCACGATGGTTTGCTGCGTTGTCAATCGCCAAGTTCTGTAAGGACCGTGATAAGGCTATACACAAGTTATCCGCAGACCATCCTGACTATGACCCTGACAAGGTTGAGCAGAAGGTAACACACATAGTCGGGCCGCACACATGTGCGGAGTTCGAGAAACACAATCCCGGCGGATGTGCAGGGTGCCCGCACATTGGCAAGATACGCTCCCCTATTACACTAGGTAAAGAACTGAAGGAGGCAACTCCAGAGGACAACGTAGTTATAGAGGAAACCCAGCTTGGGGCAGTGAAGTACCATATACCCGAGTTTCCCTTCCCCTACGTACGGGGCAAGCACGGTGGCGTATGGCGCAAGGTTACACCCAAAGACGAGGAAGAAGGCGTCGAGGACGTTGTATTGGTGTATCCGTACGACATATATGTAGCCAAGCGTATGGATGACCCAGTCGAGGGGGGTGTAGCACTTATTCGTCTGCACAGCCCACAGGATGGCGTCAAAGAGTTCACGGTGCACAATTCAAAGGTGATGGACGGTAACGAGCTACGCAAGTTCCTCGCCTCTAAGCACGTGATGCTTAGCTCCAAGGTCGATTATGCGTACTTGGTGGACTTCATAGTAAAATCAGTAGCTCAATATTTTCACAACACAAAGGTAGAACAAATGCGCAATCAATTTGGATGGGTCGATAACGACAGTAAGTTTATTATAGGCGACCGTGAGATAAGTGCCGAGGGGACATACCATAGCCCCCCGTCGTCAGTCACCAAGGCACTAGCCGAACACATGACAGCTAAGGGTACGTTGGAGAAGTGGACAGAGGTGTTTAACCTGTACGGACGTCCGGGCCTTGAAGGGCATGCGTTCGCAGCAGCCACCGCCTTCGGTGCGCCTCTCTTGCGTTTCTCCGGTCAACGTGGGGCAATCATTAACGTGGTGCACCCCAAGTCAGGTACAGGTAAGACTACAGCCCTGCTTATGGCTAACAGTGTATACGGCGACCCAGCGGCGCTATGTGCCAAGAAGGACGACACGTTCAACTCGAAGGTATTTAAGATAGGGGTTTTCTGTAACCTGCATATCAGCTTCGACGAAATGTCGAACACAGAGCCCAAGCAACTAAGTGAACTCGCCTACTTGATTACACAGGGTACAGGCAAGGATCGCATGAAGGCGTCTTCAAACGAGCTTCGGGCAAACCTGACGTCATGGCAGACCATAGCACTGTGCTCGTCTAACCACTCGTTCTACGAGAAGCTTGAGATTGCCAAGGGGTCGCCTGATGGTGAAACCATGCGCATCATCGAATACAGCATCGACTATTCTGACGCGATTGACATCGAGTATGGCAAGAAGATGTTCGACCACCAGTTGCTTGAAAACTACGGGCATGCAGGTGACATCTACGCACGGTACCTGATTACGCACTATGACGAGGTGAAGGCGCTTTATGCTACGGTTCAACAGCGCATCGACTCCAAGCTTAAGCTAACACAGCGTGAGCGGTTCTGGTCGGCAACAGCAGCAGCTAACATAACGGGTATCTACATCGCCCTGCATCTTGGCCTGTGTAACTGGGACATTGCTGCCATCTTTAAGTGGACGTGCAAGATGATACTCAACCTACGCAACACGATGACACCGCCACCCGAAGGTGACCAGCAGATACTTGGTGAGTTTATGAACGCCCGTCTGGGTAACATTCTCATAGTTAATGACGGGGTAGACCGTCGCAGCAAGATGGTGGAAGTACCGCAGTTAGAGCCGTTGCGAGAGCTTATGATACGCTACGAACCGGATACTGCTAAGGTATACATAACTGCTAGCTCGTTCCGTGAGTATTGTGGGGCACGTAACATTGCTTACCGCTCGACCATTAACGCTATGAAAGCCAAGGGCCTGTACCTTGACGCAGAGAACAAGCGCATGTCAAAGGGCATGAAGGTCAACACGGTGCCGGTGCAGTCGCTAATCTTCGACGCTAACCACCCTGACTTTAGTGGCATTACGGACCTGTTCAATAACGCAATCACGGCTGTGAAGCCGGACGCCGACGAAGAGTGAAGGTAGCTGGGGTCAGCTACGATATAAACTGGCGCGCCTTCACCAAGGGCGCGTCACTGTTCTTCCCGTGCCTAGACCCAAAAGCCGCTAAGAAGGAAATACGCCCCGTGCTACGCAGACTGAAGCTAAAGGTAGTGTACCGGAGCGTGGTGGATACCAAATCTGGTATTAGGGGTTTACGTATCTGGAGGATGTGATTATAAACGTCCTCGGAAGATGCTCCTTCCGTTGGTTGATACTACCCCCGCTGGCCTACTCCCCAGCGGGGGTTTTTTATGGGCGGAACTTATCTGCCATACCGATATCTTTCTCTGCAGTCTTCTTCTCAAGCCGCATGCCCTGCACTGTGCGGCCCCGTACATCCGCACGACCCTTGAGTGACCGCATGATGGTCTCTTCGGTAATTATGAAGCTTGGGTCTGGGTACGTGCGGTTGAACGGAATAACCTCGTCGGTGATGAACTCCTGTAGTTGCTCCTTAGAAGTAATATCACCCTCACGTAGCTTCCTATCCAAGGTGGATAGCAGCTGGGTCTTCTCCGCCTTTATCTTTTTGTCGTTCTTACTACGAGTGATGTAGTAGTCCTGCCATCTAGCAAGACGCAGTGGTCGGAAGCCAGATATCGTGCGGAACGTATCCAACCCAGTGATATCGTTCTTATCTATAATGACATCACCCTTGCGGGTAACCACACCTTCGGCTTCCCCTTGCTCCGCTGCTACCCATGACCGAACAAACGCAGGTGCCATCTTCTTGATACCACCATACATATCGCCTTCAGCAAAGTTATCCTTTGCATTGAACGCCTGAATAAGCATCTGCCCACCTGCTACGTTAGCCAGCAGTGTTTTTATTATGCTGTCACCAGTGGAGTCACCTGCAACTGCTTCGCGGAACCACATATTCTTGAGGTCGAGTGATGTACGGCTAGACAGTTCAGTGTTCGATAAAGCGCCAAGCGGGCCGTGTATAAGAATGTCTGCCAACGACACGTCGCCAACCATCGGCTCTCCGAACTTATCCATCAACCATGCACGGAACATAATGTCGGAGTCGTAGGCGACACGTGGGTCAAGACCCATAAGCTTGCGCACATCCTCATCATCTTCTTCGTCAAAGCTTTCAGATAGCGCCAGTGCCATGACCGAGTACAGGGGCATACCTAGAAGGCCACCAAATACGCCAGCCATCATCAAGACGCCGCCTAGTTCCTTCATAGCGCCCGCACGTGCGGCCTTTGCTTCTGGTGAAGCTCCGGGGTACAACCCACGCCCGATATCTCGCATCGCGCCTACTAGGAACTTAGTCTGCAGAATGGGATGCATCTTGAAGAGGAACAGTGCACGAGACACATCGTTCTTCATTATGCGTGAACGTTCCCAGTTGGAGTAGTCACCAAGAGTATCGCGCACAGTATCTAGGGCAGTGGTGACTGCCTTATCAAACACTACCTTCTCAGGTGCGCCGGGGTTTTTAGCAGTCTCTGCCTTGTACGCTAACTCAAACGCCATGAAGTAGGCTGCTTGGCGTGAGATGTTTTCCAACCCTTGGAACATGACGCCCATGGCTTTACCTGTTACCGCAGCAGTTTCGGCAACGGTGCGCGCTGCACCCGTACGGTGCTTCTGTCCTGTTTCCCGCTCGTTCTGGATTAGTGTATCCTGCACGGTCTCAAGCACGTTGCGCTCCATACCTGCCGCCAGTGCCCTACGTAGAAGTTTACCTTCTTTGGTGTCAGCACTAACCAATTTAGAGCTTAGTATGTTGGGCATCAGGACATCAAGCGAGTCACCCACACCGGCTATCCCTGTGCGAGTGCTCTGCACCTTAGCTTTACCTAGAGTGTTCCATATCTTCATATACTTCAGCCACATGCGGGTGCCTTCCGCATACCCGTAATCCCGCCACAGGCGTGGCACCACACGTATCGGTATGGAAGTAAGCTGCAGCATCGCTGTCGCTGGCGCTGTCAGGTAGTAGAAGTAAGACGCACGGTTAAGGGCGTTAATAAACGAACTCTGCGGGCTTGGGTTTATCTCGTCTTCGGCACGCTGTTCTAATTCATATATAGCGGCTTTAAGTCTAGCCTGCTCTGTAGTTGGGCGGTCCGACACGTTGTCACGTGCCTCCTCGGTTTTTAAGCGTATGTCCCCGGCGTATGCCAGCTTGCTTAGTTGGTTAGCATAGCTGCTCGCTTGCGATGCAAAGTTCTGTAGGATATCCTGCTGGAACCCGACTACCTCTTGAGCATGCATGAACCGGCGGCGTACTGACCGTTCGGGGGTAGATAGCAACCATGTCTGGTAGATGCTGTCCGTCAGGTCTTTGAAGTCGCTGGCACCTAGTACACCACTTGAAGCAAACTCGGCCTTGGCTTTACCCACTAGGTCAAATATCTTCTTCATCATCTGGTCGTCAGTTTTTAATTCTTCCTGCAACTGTGCGACGTCGTACCCTATAGTAAGTACCCCATCGTTCTTCTCAGGGTCTATACCTAAGCGCTTAGCTATCGCTTTCTTCGCAGCTATTTGCTGCTTGGCAGTTTCGAACTGGTAGAACTCACGCTCCCGCGAGCCGTCCTTGGCAGCGGATACACGTATGTAGTATTTACCTGCCCGCATAAACGGAAAGTAGTCTTTGGTGAACAAGCTTGAGTCAAGATTGTAGAATATGTCGCCGCCCTTCTTGGATTCATCGGGGTTCATAACTTCCCGCATCATATCTGCACGTAGGTCACGCAAACGCTTGGCTTCTTTAGTACCGGCGATAGACGCAATCCGACCGTCTAGTAGTGCAAGCTCGGCTTCGAACATATCTTTGTAGTAGGAACGTATTTCCTTGTATAGCTTGTGCCCGTTCTTAAGCTCACCTAGCTTGTCCCACAAAGCATGTGTATCGCGGATACGACGGGTAAGTTCCGCTATCTGCTTCATCTGGTCACTGGTATTTTTGCTATCTATGGCTGTCTTAGATAGGTTCGCTACCAACTTCTTCATAGCGGTAGACATAGCTACCTTGTCACCCTTTACGGTGATTGCGTCTTTGCTCTGCATAACCAAGGCTTTTACCTCGGCTATTATACGGGCAGCTAACACCTTATCGTTGGCGTTCTTCAGTATGCGAGCTTCGACCTCCTTCATGGCAGGGTGATTAGCCAGTGCATCGTCAGCAGACTTGAAATCGTCGGGTGCCATTTCATTTATACGGGCAGTGCTCTGCGTCTGGGCCAGTAGTTGGTCTTTATCAGACAGAAGGAACTCGTCTAACTCCATACCAATTTGCTCTGCAGCTTTGAGTATGTTGGCCTTCATGGCAACCATCTTCTGCACCAACGTGTCAATCTCACGTATGGTGGGTATATCTGGGCCGAACCAGTTTAAGATGCCAGACGTCGGTATAGTCTTTAGCGTGGCCACCAAGGTAGGTGGTGCCATGGCCTCTAGGTTATCCTTTAGCCCACCGCCCCAGTCTTTCCAGCTATGCCCCTTAACAACCTGCTCTACACCTTCAGCTATGCCGTTAGTGGAGGTAGACTTCTGGGTACGGCGCATACCGGGACTTATACTAGCTTCAGCAGTTCCTATTTTCTCTTTGTTCTGCTTAGTGGTCTTGGGCCGTGAGTATTTTGTGGTAGGTGCAGCACCACCACGCCAGCCGTTAATATACCGCATGCCCTTGACGAGTGTGCTTTCCTGCGCACCGTTTACGACACGCTCGTGGCCTGCAGCCAGTATAGCTTCTACGTCCGCATCGCTGATTGCCAGATTGATACCCAGCCTACGTGCAAAGTTACGGATAATAGCTGCAATGCGCTTTAGCATTGTCGGCCTAAGCTGCCCATTCTCGGACATCTCGGCTAGGATTTCTTCTACTGCGCGGGCGGTACGGTTGGTATCCTGCGCATAGGCATCTGGGTTAGCAGCTAGCCACGCATCGGTATTGGCCCGTATGTTACCGTTGCTTTTATACAGTGCAGTCAGAGCGCTATCTAGCTCGCCACGGAACAGCTTCTCAAGGCCAACGTGGCCAAGAGCTTCATGGAACAGCACCGCCTTAGCACGCTCTACGGACTCAAGGTTGTCGGCAATTAGATACACTGTACCATCAGGGGCCACGAAGCCTTCTGCATTGGTAGCGTTATCTTGCATCACAGCCCGACGTACCTTAGCGTCAGCTATGTCGTTAACAGACTGGACTACCGTAACTACAGGTGGCCCCTTCCATACTGACACGATGGCATCTACCGCTGCACGTACCTTAGATACGTCTGTCTTAACTTGGCCCGGTTGCGCTTCACCCCTACGGTACTTAGATACACGGCCTTCGGCTATGTCGATTTTGGCTTCGCGTTGTTCGCGCTGCTCGGCACTGGTGTCTGCACCTTCCATCTCGCCTAGCTTCTGCTGCACCTTAGCGCTGCCCACACGGGATGTAGCGCCTTCGCGCTCAAGCTGACGGTTCTCTGCCATGGAGCGCAGCTTAGACCTGATCGGGTTCAGCATGCGGTTGTTTACTAGCTTAGTCAGCTTCTCGTTGGCGACGGCTAGCTCTGCTTCCGCTGCCTTGGCTTCAACACCTGTGGTGTTGCGGAACTTGGACATTGCTGCACGGGCTTCTTCTTCAGCCTTGGCAATGTTGTCCTGCGGACGACCATACTTATCGTATGCGTCGGGGCGTTCTATCTGACGAATAAGCTCGGTGCGCTGGTTGTTGTCTATCTCGCCACGCTCACGCGCAGCATCAATATCACGGGTAAGTTCCTGCACCATGGATGTAGCCACGGTGGGGTTCGCGGAGTCCGTCTCTTGAATAGATGTAGGGGGAGCAACGTATGGAAGAAGGTCCATCGCCTGTGCTTCAAAGTCCTGCAGGTTATCTGCGGCTGCAAACAACTCTCCGTCTGGACCTACAACCCTGTAAGGCTTCGGGCTGGTTGCATCAACCTGCACACTATAGGCTTCGTTAGCAGGGTTAGCGCGACGAATGGCATCTTCGATGTTTTTTACAAAGTCAGCCGTGTACTGCTCGTCTTTCGCTGCGCGTTCTTGCTGCAGCCTATCAAACTCATCGGCACGTGCCTGATTTTCCGCTTCGCGGTCTTCAGGTGCAAGCGCACCTTGCTCCAGTTTGCGCTGCTGGATTTCCTCAAACTTGTCGAGGCGGTTTTCTTCCTGTGTAGGCAGTGCGCCGAATAGACCTTCTTGGCCCGCAGCTTCTACCGTGCTCGCACTGGGTGGACGTCCTCTACGTGAGTATACAATGCCTGAAGGTGACGAAGCCGCCGCACTTAGGCGCTCAACGGCTTCTGCTTCGTCGATACCGTATTGGTCAGCAAATGCACGAACTTCATCTTCGTTTGCAGTCGCAGCAAATGCTGGCGTAATAGTGGGTTGGGTTGTGTTACGGCGGTACTGGGCGTTGACGCCACCAGTAGGGGGAGCGTTAGTATCCTGTGTTTCAGAGATTGGGGGAGTAAAATCAAACCGACCAACCGCTGCACGGATGCGGTCGATAGTGGCTTCGGGTTTATCATTTTTACCGATATCAAGCCCTAGTCCGCGTCCAATCGCATTTATTCTAGGTGTGTTGAACGGCACACCGCCAGCGTCAACGGCAGAAACAAGATCAATAGCTGCTTGCTCTATAGTAGATGGTTTACGTTGCTGTGGTGCACCTGCACCTGCAAACTCGGCCTCACGCATGCGCTGCATGGCAGCTTCTTCTTCGGTATCAACCGGAGGCGGGCCAGTAAAGTTAGAGCCTGTGCCTTCTTCGGCTGCTGCTTCAGCTTCTCCTTGTGCCATCCGTTCGGCACGTGCCCGCTCTAGTTCTGCAGCTTGCTTGTCAATAGCTTCTTTGGCGGATTTTAAGTTCTCGACAACTTGCGTTGCCTTCTCCAAGGGAAACCCGCGCTTGACGAATCTAGCTTCTGCTTCAGATATAGTTTGCTCGTCTGCATCTGCAGGCAGGGCGTCAAGTTCTTGGGCAATCTCTTCTGTGAGTATCTGACGGTTTTCCGCCTTTGCTGCACGTGCACCACCATAACCACCCAGAAACAGGGACGCGATGCCTTCGGACGCAGCCTGTCCAGCTACACCCCTAAACGTATCTACATCGAAGCCCTCGCGCTGCAGTGCTAGGTTCTGGGACAGTTTTTCCTGCCCACCTTGTACAGATTCTGGTACAGCTTCTACAACTGCACTTTTGGCAACACCACCCAGCACGCTCTTTCTGGCACCGACCTTTACGGCCTCTACAGCTTCACGCTCGGCTACCTCGGCGGCAACCTTCTTGACTACGTTATTACCTATGCTGCGAGCGAACTGCGGGCCAAAGCCAGTAGCCGAAGCAAGTGCGCCTATGGCACCACCAAGTGCAATCTGGTCTATATTCTTGCCGCTATACTCCTGCGCCTTCTCGGCGGCGGCAGCGGCGTCTTCTTCAGATGCACCGTTCTTTACGAACTCGCTGTATACCGCATCGTACACGGAACCTTTTATAGTACCTGCGCCTGACGCTGCGCCAAGCCCAGCCATAGTAGCTAGGGGTACGGCTCCTGTACCTCCGGTGGCAACACCCGCTGCGATAAACGGTGCCGCCGAACCTGCCACGCTGGCAATGCTCTCTAGTGGAGAGTAAGTGAACGCCCTAGCTGCAGCCTTTACTTCTTCCCAGACACCTTTGCCTTCAGCGTCTTTCTGGATTTTACTGGCGATTTCAGCATCTTCACGAGACCCAGCAGATTTCAAAGCAGCCGCTGCTTTAGCTACATAGTCAGCCGCATCGGATACAACATTGTCGGCACCAAACACATCTGCGATTGACTTGGTAGTGCCGCTTAAACCTTCGACCGCACTCAAGGGTATGTCTGCAATAGGCGCAAGCAATCCGCCTACTAGCGGGATATTTTCAATTGCGCTTGGCTTCTGCTTAGGCGTGGTCAGCCTGTTGAGGTCAAACCCGTTCTTCGTTAGCTTAGCATTAAGCTGTGCCTTAGTAATTCCTGCTGGTACGTTTCTTATAACTGTACCGTCGGGCATGCGTACATCAGGCATATATCAACCTTACTTTAGTGAACCGTAGTCCAGAGTATCTGCTGTGCCTCCTGTAGCACCGGTAGCGCCCTGTGGGAATAGGGTTCCCATATCGCCAGTGCCCCCAAACTCTTCTTTAACCTTAGCAAGCTGCTTTTCTGCAGCTATATATGCAAACTGCCTAGCTTGGTTTTCTGAATACCCTTTTCTTATTAGCACGTTATAGAACGTTTCTATAAACCGGTCTTTGGTATTTTCCTTATCTTTGCTGTCAGCCATTATCTTGGCTAGGTCGGCACCTATCTTTGACCTTTCGATGTCGAGCATAGCTCTCTTATATGCAACGTCTTCCTGACGGGCTGCGATACCTTCATTAAGAACAGCGGCGGACTTGTTAACGTCCACGCCCATCTGCATGGCTTCTATTTGCTCTTTACGGCTAAGGTTTGCTAGTGCAGAGCGTTCACGCTGCATTTCGCGTATACTCTTTTCCTCTGCATCTAGTCTCTTTGAAATGTCTCCGGCACCACCACCAAGACTTCCAAATATACTACCAAAAGTGCTCTTGTCCTTTGCATTAGCAATACGCTCTGAAAGATCACCTAGACCTGCGAAGAACGCATCTTTTTTGCCCTGTGCACGGCTCTCAGGAGACAATTTTTCCGCAAGTTCCTTACGAAGTTCAATGTCCTCTTCAGACTCTGCTGGCATCAAGCTTTTAATTAGGTCGATATTACCACGTAGGTTCGTAGGTAGGCCGTAGACGGTGTCGTCTCCCTGCGCAGCATCTACAAGTTCTTCGCCCCCAGCGTCTTTCGACCCTGAGTACCGGCGTAAGATATCCTGCTCATACTTGCGTGTCTTAGCTCCATGCCCCTTTGTGTTAGGCCCAGCAAAGTGGAATGCTCCGGCTTTGCCGATATCACCACCACCAAATTCAATTGCGTCTTGTAGCTGCGCTGTTCCTAGCGCGTCTTGGTAGGCACGGCCTTCTTTGCTTCGACCCTTATTACCTTGCAGTAGGTCGGGGCGATAGGGGAGACCGAGTCGTTCGGCTAAAGCGCGAGCAGTTGGTGGCATGAACTGATACGCACCTAGTGCGCCACTACCTTCAGCATTAGCTACACCGTAGTCGCCACCGCTTTCTTGGGCTATGATGGCTTTGCGGAAGCGTTCAAGGTCGATACCGCCACCTCGGCCAAATGCAACCATACCGCCACCTGCATAGCCCTCGTCAAAGCCACCGCTACTGGGCTCATCAAACATAGTGTCAGGTACAGGTAGTTCAGAAAGACCACCGCCAGCCATATATGGAGGCACCATGCCACCTTCAGCCATACTAGGCATCTCTTGCGGCATACCCATTTCTTGAGGCGCAGCCATTTCTTGAGGCGGCATTTCCTGTGGCGGGGGACCCATTTCTTGAGGCGGCATAGCCGCAGCTTCTGGAGTAGCACCAAGACCTGCAGGGGCACCCATAGGGGCACCCATAGGTGGCGCAGGGGGAGCAGGGGGAGCAAAGACCTGTTGGGCCACAGTCTGCTGGGGTGTAGCTTCAGTCTGCGCAGCCGACCGCATACGGTCAATAAACATACCTGCTAGCGTGCCCGCAGTAGGGTCAAGAATACCCATCTGCATAGCTTCAGCTATCTTCTGTTTGTTGCCGCCGTAGTCCTTGGCTATCGCTTCAGGAGACTGTATGGTAAACGGTTTAGTTTCCACTTTAAATTACTCCCGCCCTGTTAGCAGTATTGTAGAGAGCAGCTGCGCCGAGACCGCCACTAACTAGCTGCGAGCCTAGCGAAGCATTGGGAGCGTAAGTTGTGCTAGTTGTATTCGGTGTTACTGGCACACCGCGTAGCAAGCTGCTGTACTGCTGCATCTGCTCCATCGGATAATCACGCTGGCGCAGGAAGTCTTGATACGCCGTGTCTAGGTACTGCTGGTTCATCGCTTGCTGCTGCGCAGCTGTACCCTGCTGCATACCCAAGCGGGCTTGGTCGGCTTGCGACTGCGCCGAACCAATATTAGCAAGTGTCTGACCCATCTGACCGGCTTGCGCCAGCCCTGCAAGCCCCTGCTGCGAACCAAACTGACGAGACTGCTCACCCATACGTTGAGTATCAAGCCCTGCCTGCTGGTTAGCCAGTGCAGCGCGCATCGCTTGCTCTGAGTTAAGTCCTTGCGTCTGAAGTTGGGCTGCGAGGTTTTGCACGTTAGCCTGTGACTTAGCATCAAGGTTAGCAAGAGCGGTTTTCAAACCGACGTCAGTGCCAAGTTGCTGGACGCCAAGTTGAGCCGCCAAGTTCTGCTGCTGCGCTGTCATAGTCGCGCCACGATCACGCTCAAACTGAGCCTGTGCGTTTTCAAACGCCGATTGCGAACCACGTGCTTGGATGTCACCTAACTGCGTACCTAGATTACGCTCACGCTCGAGACCAGCAAGAAGCTGGCGGCTACCACCATATGTGCCCTGACGAGCAGCGCCGAGGTCTTGCACAATCTGCCCCTGCCGCGCATCGCGGACGGCTTCGCGCTTCTGGGTATCTACTACGTTCTGCATGTACGGCGACATGTACTGGTTGGTTTGCTGCTGTCCGAACTGGTCGGGAGCTTGCATCTGGAACGTCGTCAGATTGGGGTTGTAGTTAGTCTGCGCCGCTTGCATACTGGGCGCATTAACCTGCTGTGCATTCACCTGTTGGAAACCAAATTGGCCGGGAGTATACTTCCCCGCCTCCAAAGAACCAAGACCCGCAGCGGTAGCAAGCGTGCTAGCATTGCCGAACTGTCCCGGTGTCTGCATACCTAGGATATTCTGTTGGACTCCACGCTGCTGCTGCGTGAAATCAGCTATGCGCTCTTGACCGTAGGGTTGGTAGTCAGTTGTTAGCGTCGTGCCTGCCCGCTGCATCAGCCCTTCGAAATAGGGGCGTGCGTATTCGGGGAGGGTTGACTGAGTAACCTCCGACTTTTGTACTTGATTGCTACCGCCACCACCGCCCATATTACGCTCCTAGTCCTGCATCTGCGACCGGCAATTCATATACCTGCCAAAGTGCTTTATATCCATCGTCTTTAAAAATCTTTGACCAACCGATCCTACCAGAAGATTCGATCCGTTCACAGTCATTATCGTGCGCCCAGTGCTGCAACATTTTAAGCATAGGAGTTTTCCATTCCATACCTTCATCACCTGCGCAAAATACCATATCAAGGCATAACATACGTGGGTACTGCTTAAAGCAGGTTATTGTAATACCTTTTATCTCTTCGCCTGTAAATGCAACCCAGAGATGATGGTCATACTGCGTAACCGAGTCGAGGATATCTTCAGGCTCATACCGACCAAACGTATACTCCGCAGCTTTACTCAAGTGTGGGAAGATGCGAGGCCATAACTCACTCACATGTTCGGTAGGAATTAAAGTAACTTGCATTATGCAAGCCCACGCCGCACTTTAGTATCTTCTCCACGGTCCGCTTTCTTGCGGGCTTTGTGCGCCTTGTTCATAAGTGAGTACAGCTTGGCAGTGCCCTTCTTCGGGTTGCCGCCGCCTAAGCGCTTAACTGCCTCTGGCGGGAATAACACTTCGTCGCGGGCGACACGTGCTTCCTGCTTACCACCGATACGTGCTTTAATGGAGTCGCTTACCCCGTCACCGGGCCCTTGCAGGGGGCGTCCGCCCATACGAGACAGAAGCTCCATACCTGCATTGCTGCTGCCGTTACCAAGCTCTGATACAGTGCGAGCATCAACGACAAAAGAGCCGTTCTTCATATCTACTTCACCGCCATCGGCGTAGCCCATGTCTTGTTGGGGGTCTACCATATACGGAGTGAGTATCTGGTTGTAGCGGTTCTGGCCCTTCTTAGCGTTAGGGTTCAGGACATTTTGTAGTATGGGTGTGCCCCGCGCAGTGCTGGAACCCGGCTGTACGACTTGGCCCTGCATGTTATAAACTTCAGGCATACCTACGTCGAAGTAGCGACGCTCCTTGGACGACTTAAGAAGGTCTTCGGTGTTGTCTGCGAAAGTAGCATTGCGCTTCTGCGCAGTGTACGGACCAGCATAGGAATTATCTATGACGCCGTCATCACCCATAGTGCCTTGTTTTGGGGCCATTGCACCGGAGATACCACTCGTAATGCCTGAAACACCCAACATAGGAGCAGCTTTAGAGATAATGCCCGGAGTACCAGCAGGTAGACCTGCACGTGTAGCTTGAGCGAAGCGCGAACCTAAGCCGCCTGTGAACTCTGCGCCTTTCATTACCGGAGGTGGCATATTGCCTACAGAGTTAGCGAACTGCCGAGCAAACTCTGGGCTGTTTATAGCTGCCTGCATAGGGTTAACCGCCGTAGGCGCTACGGTCGGTGCAGTTAATGTAGTAGCCCCCGGACCACCAGCAATGCCGGATGCTGGGATGTTTACTGTTGGTGTTACTGGTGTATTAGCAAGATTACCAAGAGTATCAGGAGTGACGGCGACTGGCGCAAGCTGCGCTGCCGGTACAGCAGCACCAAGACCCATATTAGCACCAAAGAAACCAGCTTTGTCGCCAAGTAACCCAGCTGCGTTGTGTGAGATAGAACCACCAACACCAGCCATACCAGCCATACCAGCACCACCAAAGGCACCGAGGCCAGCCATCAAGCCCTTCTTCAAGCTACCAGTACGTGCGAACTGACCTGCGCCTACGATACCAGCAGCAAGGGGAGCACCGACGCCAGTAGCCGCTAGGGCTGCGCCAAGAATAGTTGGGAGAAGTTTGCCAAGCCAGCCAGCTTCAGGCAGACCTGTTTGCGGGTTAATAGTAAGTGAGCCGCCATGTGCCATAGCCAGACCTTGAAGGCTGTTAACCTCGTCTGGTGTCATGTGGATAAGCATAGAGTCTTCGCCGCGACCTTGCGACTGCAACTGCTGCGCCATAGGGTTTTGAGCCACATTCAGCCCACCCTGCGTAGGAAGACCACCCGTAGTGCCGGGTATGGGTGTGCCTAGCTGTGGGGGGTTGCCCATAGGTGAAGCTGCGTTGTAGTCCATTATCCCTTATCCCTACCTTATCACTACGCTTATAGCGGCAATCTGTTCAAAACTAAACACCATTCTTACGTGGCCTTCGATACAAAGAACGCTTCGACAATAGCCGAAGGTGTACCCGGATGTGCAGGTGTTACACCTGCTGAGTACGCAACTGCTGGAAGATGCTCCATAACTACGCTTGTGCTGGTTGTGTGCCACATAACTTCGACCCATACGCCCGCTGCCTCTGCATAACCACTAAATGGTGTAACCGCGATAAGGTAAGAGGGTGTGCCTGAAGATTTGCGGGGCGGTATTGTAAACCGGCTGTTTGAGTTAGCGACATCCGTTGTGGTGGTGCCGTTGTTGTACCGGAACCATACGTCTACTTCTTGGGTGTCATTCGTCGTGTTCTTAAACGCCAAGCTATATATCAGCATATAGATGCCGGGGGCGGCAAAGGTGATCCGCGTGTTATTAACGCCTGTTATAGATATATCATCGGTAAACGACGTCACTTCTAACTTAACTGGGTAAGCCACATCAACGGCTGCTGCTGACTGGTCAACTAAACTAGTAAACTGATTATGTGGGAACGTCAGACCGATGCCGCTTCCGTAGAAGAAGTCCGCTGTGTATTTCTGCGCATTGTTTGGGGTGCGCGAGTCTAACTGCGAGAAGTAGTTTTCTATAACGCGAATAACCTGCCGTATATACTGCGGGTCGTAATGTGACGGTGGGTTAGGTAGTGGAGCGGCTTTGAATCTATCTAGTGCCATTAGCGTTTACCATCTTCACGGGCATCCAAGCGCGGGGCACCCAACTGCCACTGCACACCAAGATTTTCAGACTGGATTTTAAGCGCCATCTGGCGCGCACGGGCACGCAGGAAGACCTGATCGGTGTACTGGTCTACCGAAGTCTCGATGACAGGCTTTGAGTCCGCCACGTTGTTAGAAAGCGCAGAACCGGGGAAGTTACGCGAGCGGATTTGCATGGTGACACTAGCATCATTAGCTATGGACCCGCTAAACCCAACGTCAGGAATAATGCGTCTGCAAAGCATAAACTGGTCGCCATCAGCCAAGTCGAAGTCCGACGACTGGATATAGGATAGCATTGGATCAGCATCATCGTCGATGCCGTCCTCGTGGTTGTAAGTCTGCCCCGCTGAGAAATCAGAGAGTGGTGTGTTTGCGGCCTGTGGGTAGCGGCGCAGTGCTGTATCTAACCAAGCGGTGCGCTCTATTGTTCCATAGTACCAGATGCGCTCAAGGTGGTTATAGACCACATAGGCATTGTTATAGTCGCTATCACCTGCTGGGTAGAACCACCAGACTTCGTTCCATTGCTCGTTGGTGCCGCAGATAACCTGATCGGACTGAGAGATGTTAATGTTCTGGAACACGTGATTGCGCAGTGTGCATGGTAGCGTTTCGACGCGCCCGGTATAGGCATAGAACTTATCTTGGCCCATCCAGTAGGTAATGTTAGCTGCCGTTGTCACCGCACGTGATGAGATGATGGAGATATTGTCAGCATATTCCTGCAAGCCGAACACGTCTGTCGTGCCGAGGAATTGGAGCGTGAACAGGTGGCTATCCGTCCAGACCAAGATTTCCTGACGTGATGGCATAGCGCGTACGATGCGCGAGCCACGCGATACCCGGATGTCCCCTGCGGTATTGGTCGGCTGCGGAATCCAGTCTTCAGGAGTGTCTTGGTCAGCCCAACGGATAAGCATCGGGTCGAAATCGTCAGGGTTCGTTGAGCCAAACGGCACAGCGCCAAAGGCAATAAGATGCCGGTCTTGCTGAGACACGAGCAACTGCATAATCTTAACTGGTACTGCTTCTGCATATTCCGTAGGGGTATAGACAGGCGCGCTGGTCGCCGTAGCCCAGTCAAACGCATACTTCTGTAGCGTAATAGCCCGCGTGGCAAGCGCCGTGCCCGGATCGGGAGTAGCACCGCGAACCCACCAGTAACCAGCCCCATTGCGGATATTCATGACGAGGTCGTTATCGAAGTTATCGAACCACCAGTCGCGCTGCGGGAAGAAGACCGGCTCAGTCGAACCAAGACCCCAAGCCCCACGCGACCACGTGCCTGTACCCCAACCATAACCTTCTGTGGTAATTGGATATCCGGGGCGGATTTCGAAGTCGATGATAATAACAGTACCGCCTCCACCAGAGACGTTTGAGGTGACCGGACTTGTAACAGGGATCGTGAAAGTCAGGCCAGTAACCACAGTAATCTCGTGGTTGCCGTTAATCTCGTCCGCAGGCACACCACCAATAGTGCCGGTTACACCTGAGATTTCTACGAAGTCACCTGTTTCGGCAAGGTGTGCCACCGGTAACTGGATGGTTACCACATTAGGCGCAGTGGTATCTGTGTAGACGCAGTTGTCAGTGTCCGGTGTGTCAAGCGTAGGGTCAACCAGACGCAGTGGGGTGATGTTATTGTAGTAGCCACCATTCTCGATGAAAACCTTCTGATGCGTACCAAGCGCCATGAGGTTATCGGAATAGGTCGTGACCCAGTTCCACATCTGACGGCACACGCCTTGGAATTGAGCAGACGTAGCTTTCTGCCAGCCACCAATCTTCTCTGGATATCCAGAGCGGAAACGTATTTTGTCGCACTCGCGCCAACCGCCCTCGTTCGAGTAGTCGGTCTGGTCGCGGTTTACACCGGGCTTAAACTGGAGCTTGATGAATGGCATCTATTAGCTCCTACTGCTGACTAAACTGGAAAGTGACGTAGCCGCTCGCACCACCAGCGATTATCTGGTACGCTTGTCCCGGCGTAACCGAAACAGAAGAAGCACTAGTTATAATTTGCGGTTGCCCTGCCGACGTCGTGCCTGCTGCGGTGCGCCCAAAGGCGGAGGATGGGGTGCCGGGAAACTCGCCGCCGGGGGTATAAACGAAAAAGCCGATACCCCATTCAACGGGAGGTTGGCCCGGGCCACCTACTGGGCTACTGCTACGATTATCCCACGGGCCGAGAACGCGTTCAGCTACACCATTAGCGAGGTAAGTTTGGGGGTTACTCGGCTGCGTAAAATAACCACCCGTAGAAGAATTCCAACTTAGCAATAGCGGGTCAAGAGTTATGTACCGGTCTCCGGTACCCCCTGAGTTAGCTGCCGCTAGGACGCCGTCTGCATACGCCCCTGCCTGCGCATAAGTGTAGAACGCACCGGGTGAGCCCGGTTGATCGGAGCTGGGTACGTAGGCAGCTCCGTAAACAGTATTGTACACATAATCTCCGGGGACCTCGGAATACAGACCACCAGCAACCTGAAGGTTAAGAATCGTAGACACGCCAGTAGGCGCAGTCCATATGCTACTGGTACCAGCGCCAAACGTAACCGTTTGAAAAACAGGAGGCGGTCCCGGAGGTGGTGGAGTCGGGGTCGGCGGAGGAGGCGGAGGAGCAGCCGAAAAGGTACCAGCCCCTCGTGCGCTTGCTACTCCACGTGTGACGATTGTCGGCACTGTGCGCTCCTTAGACGAACTTAGTCAGCGATGCAAAGACCGTATAGGCTGCGCTACCCGTCTTCACAATGGTATATGTATAAGCGTCAACACTCGAGGTGTTGCCTACGACAGGCGCACTATTCTGCCATTTGGGGGTGACGGTCACACCGTCAACTTGAAAGACATTATTGTAATACCCTACGGTGCTGATGGTAGCAAAGACCGCAATAGTGATCGCCTGCCCCGTAGAAAGCAGTGAGTTGATGGTCGTACCGCTATTACCACGTACATTAACCGTCCAGTTAGCCGATGCGTTACCGGTATAGTATAGTACCGACTGCGTAATCGCGTCGATAGTCAAAGTGCCACTCAGACCCGAACCTACAACTGTGGCGGTTTCAATAGCATAAGCCAGCGGCTGGAGCGACGTAATGTCCGTGTTAGTCCCAGACTTAGCTGCGCTCAGGTTAGACCGTGCACCCGCAGCCGTGTTTGATCCTACGCCGCCAGAGGTAAGGGCAAGAGGCGTTCCAAGTGTAAGCGATGTCAGGTGCGTCGTAGCGTCCACCACATTCACGCCGTCATTGTAAACCCACATAGTCTTGCCAGTAGGCACCGTGATGCCAGTGCCCGCAGTCGTCTTAACCACCACGCTGTCTGCACAGGTGTTGTTGACGATGTAGACCTTCTCAATGCTGGGTACGACCAGATTGCGTGTCGAGCCGCCAGTGGTGCCGATCAAGTTCAAGCGCAGGTTACGTGCGGTCTGCGTCGTGTTTGCATTGGAAAGAGTAAGTGTGACGTTGCCACTAGCAAAGGTAACATCCGCTGAACCGACAATAGCTTCTTCAAGCGCAGTCCCAAGGTTGACATTTGTGACGTTACCCCACGTGGCGAGGTTCTCGCCAGTGGTCATTAACTGGATTTTGAGATTGCTATATGTGCTTGACATCTTCTTTCCTTACGTCGGTATCTGAGTCCAGATTACTGTGTTACCACCACTGACCTGCATCTGTGTACCTGCTTAGGTGTCATCAACCACCTGCCAGTTTGGTATTTGCGTATCGGGTATAGCAGACCAATCTGTACTTTGCGAGCTAATAACAACCTGCCAACTTGGGTCCTGTGTGTCATCAATCGTAACCCAAACACCCGCCTGAGAGTCATCTATAGGCACCCAGTCTGGGTCTTGTACTGGAACGATTGGGTTCCAGCTAGGTACTTCTACAGTACCGATAGAGCCATTGGCTGAAACACCAGTTACTGAGTAGCTAGAACGGGTTGTAGTTGTGCCGATGAAGCCGTCGGCTGAAACACCCGTAGGCAGTGCGTTGGCTTTACCTGAAACCGTAGTTGTACCGACGAAGCCGTCGGCTGCTATGCCTGTGACTGAGAAACCAGTTCCTAGTTTAATCTCAATTGTGCCGACGAAGCCGTCGGCTGCTATGCCTGTGACAGGCACGTCGGCTTTAGCTAAGACCTCAGATGTGCCAACGAAGCCTTCGGCTAAGACGTCTGTAACATCTACGTTTGTATTGAACCGCTGGTCGGTTTCCACCCCTGAGAAGGGCACGACTGAGAAGCCTGAGAAACCTAAGAGGGCCGTGTTGTCTACGTTGCCTACGGCCTCACTAACATCACCAATGAAGCCGTCGGTTGCTACGCCTGTTAGGGTAGTGCTGGCTTTACCCGAAACCGTAGATATGCCGATAAACTCATTGGCTGAAACACCCGTAGGCAGGGCGTTAGCTTTAGCTGAGACCGCAGATGTACCGATTAACCCATTGGCTGCTACGCCTGTTACCGGTACGTTAGCTTTAGCTAAGACCGCAGATGTACCGACGAAGCCGTCGGCTGCTACGCCTGTGACAGGCACGTTGGCTTTAGCCAAGACCGCAGATGTGCCAATGAAGCCGTCGGCTGTTACGCCTGTTACTTGGTAGCTGAACCTAAACGCAACCGTGCCGACGAAGCCGTTGGCTGCTATGCCTGTTATGGTAGTGCGGCCTTTAGCCGAGATCGTAGCGGTGCCAACAAAGCCGTTGGATGCTACGCCTGTAACTGAGAAACTAATTCCTAGTTTAAATGTAGGTGTGCCAACGAAGCCTTCGGCTGCTACGCCAGTTAGGGTAGTGCTGGCTTTAGCTGAGACCGTAGATGTGCCGATGAAACCATTGGCTGCTACGCCTGTGGGTAGTGCGTTGGCTTTAGCTAAGACCGCAGATGTGCCAATGAAACCATCGGTTGCTACGCCTGTGATAGGCAAGTTGGCTTTAGCCGAGATCGTAGCGGTGCCAATGAAGCCGTTGGCTACTACGCCTGTGAGTAGTGCGTTAGCTTTAATTGAGATCGTAGATGTACCGACGAAACCTTCGGTTGCTACGCCTGTGACTGAGAAACTAGTTCCCAGTTTAAATGCAGGTGTGCCAATGAAACCATCGGCTGCTATGCCTGTGACAGGCACGTTGGCTTTAGCTAAGACCGTAGATGTGCCAATAAAGCCATTAGCCGAAACGTCTGTGACATCTACGTTTGTGTTGAATCGTTGGTCGGTTTCCACCCCTGAGAAGGGCACGACTGAGAAGCCCGAGAAACCTAAGAGGGCCGTGTTATCTATATTGCCTAAGGTTTCGCTGACATCCCCAATGAAGCCCTCGGCTACAACACCTGTGAGTGGTACGTTGGCTTTAGCAAAGACCGTAGATGTGCCAATGAAGCCGTTGGTTGTTATGCCTGTGAGTAGTGCGTTGGCTTTAGCTGAGACCGTAGATGTGCCAATGAAGCCATTGGCTGCTACGCCAGTTAGGGTAGTGATGCCTTTGGCCGAGATCGTGGCTGTGCCAATGAAGCCTTCGGCTGAAACACCCGTAGGCAGTGCGTTAGCTTTAGCCGAGACCGCAGATGTGCCAATGAAGCCGTTGGCTAAAACACCCGTAGGCAGTGCGTTAGCTTTAGCTGAGACCGCAGACGTGCCAATGAAGCCACCGGCTGCTACGCCAGTTAGGGTAGTGCGGGCTTTAGCTGAGACCGTAGATGTGCCGATAAACCCATTAGCTGCTACGCCAGTTAGGGTAGTGCTTACTTTAGTCGAGATTGTAGCGGTGCCAATGAAACCATTGGCTGCTACGCCAGTTAGGGTAGTGCTAGCTTTAGCTAAGACCGCAGTTGTACCAATAAAGCCGTTAGCTGAAACACCCGTAGGTAGGGCGTTGGCTTTGGCTAGAACTGTTTCGTTACCGATGAACCCGTTGGTTGAGACGCCTGTTAGGGCAGTGCGGGCCTTAGCTGAGACCGTAGATGTGCCGATAAACCCGTTGGCTGAAACGCCTGTTACTCGGTAGCTAAACCTAAACGCAACTGTGCCAACGAAGCCGTTGGCTGCTACGCCTGTGACAGGCACGTTGGCTTTGGCTAGAACTGTTTCGTTACCGATGAACCCAGTAGCTGAAACGCCTGTGACAGGCACGTTGGCTTTGGCTAGAACTGTTTCGTTACCGATGAACCCAGTAGCTGAAACGCCTGTGACAGGCACGTTGGCTTTGGCTAGAACTGTTTCGTTACCGATGAACCCATTGGCTGCTATGCCTGTGACGGATACTCGGGCTTTAGCTAAGACTGCTTCATTACCAACGAACCCATTGGCTGCTACGCCTGTGACTAGGTAACCAAACTTAATCGTAACTGCGCCAATGAAGCCACCGGCTGCTACGCCTGTTAAAGTAGTTCTGGCTTTGGCCGATACCGTAGATGTACCGACGAACCCGTTGGCTGCTACGCCTGTTACTCGGTAGCTGAACCTAAACGCAACTGTGCCAATAAACCCATTGGCTGCTACGCCTGTGGCGGATACGCTTACAGATACATTAGGTAGAGTACTAAACGGTGTAGTAGAGAGGGGAGTAAAGCCAAACATACTATAGCTCCCTCCCTAAGCTGCGGTTAGGTAAATACCATACAGGGTGGTAAATTACCCGTTAGTTGCGCTGCCGATTGCGTTACGCATCGTCATGCCGAGGATAGCCGTAATAGCTATCTGACTTGCTTCTATAGCAGAGGCATCACCAACAAGAAAGCTGGCAATAGCGCCAATGACGCCAAGGGCACCGACGATATAAGTCTTTTTACCTTTAAACTTACCCATAATCATTCTCCCGTTTCTTTAAGCCATGCCGCCACATCAAATGATGGGCAGGCTTTTCTAGTACCGGGCCAGTCGCGGTGACCGCGAATGATAATGCCCGGATAGCGTCCCTTATACGTCCTAATGAGTGTAAGGAGCGACTTCTTTTGTGCATCTGTACGGGTATCTTTAGGTTGTTTCATACCCTTATCCATACCACCAATGTAGCAGATGCCAATGTTGCCTGTGTTTGCGTTGCCTACATGCGCACCTTTTTGGTCATCGCGCAGCGTACGGTGCATAGAGCCATCAACCTCAATAACCCAGTGGTAGCTAGTCTGGCCGAACTTAGCCTTGTCCCACTCTGTAACCTGCTCATGCGTAACATGACGCCCTTCTGGCGTAGCCGCGCAGTGGATCGTGAGATATTTGACAGGACCTAGTTTTGCCATCACTCAGCAGCTTGTGGCTCAACCCAATCTGGGTTCAGCGCCCAATCAGTACCGTCGAAGGTATACTTGTTACCAACCCAATCGTCGGGGGCAGTAATACCTTCGTATATGGTTGCAGTGCTGGCGTTAAGGTCAGCGATTATGAACTCAGCCGGATCGCCAACGACGATGGTGTCCTCATTCAATACAACGACTTCTGTATCATCGAGCAGATACTTAGAGAGGTTAGTAGAATTTTCAACGATGGTTTGCATGGGCTTATCCTTTTACAATAATCTTGCTTGCTGCAACAGCTGTGCCAGCAAACACGGATGGGCTATCCGCCGTCAAGCCTAGCGCTCCGGTAGTTTGTACGAAATAAGACTGTCCCGGTGTGAGGCCAGTCTGCGCATCATCGACAGCGCCCACTACTTGGACAGTAGCCGTTTGGCCGTTCGTATAGGCACCGTTACTGAAGCCGATAAAGTTTTCAGCGGTGAGGTTGGTGCCCTTGACTGTTCCGACGATAGCAGTACCAAAGCTGGAGTTGCCGGCGTCTTGATAAGCTATGACTACTTTTTGAGAAACGCTGTCGTAAGTGGCGGAAATGTATGGGGTAGTTGCGCTCTCAAACACAACCACAGTACCAAAACTGATGCTGGTGCCACTGACTGTTCCGACGATAGCAGTACCAAAGCTGGAATTGCCAACGTCTTGATAAGCGATGACTACTCGTTGACTAAAGCTGTCGTAGGTGGCGGAAATGTATGCGGTACTTGCGCTCTCAAACACAACCGCAGTACCAAAACTGATGCTGGTGCCACTGACTGTTCCGACGATAGCAGTACCGTAGTTGGAGTTGGCTACGTCCCGATAAGCGATGACTACTCTCTGAGCGTTGCTGTCGTAGGTAGCGGAAATGTATGCGGTACTTGCGCTCTCAAACACAGTAGCAGTACCGAAACTGATGCTGGTGCCACTGACTGTTCCGACGATAGCCGTACCAAAGCTGGAGTTGCCAACGTCTTGATAAGCGATAACTACTTTTTGAGAAACGCTGTCGTAGGTAGCGGAAATGTCAAGGGTGGCCGCGCTCTCAAACACAGTCGCAGTACCGAAACTGATGCTGGTGCCACTGACTGTTCCGACGATAGCAGTACCAAAGGCGCTGTTGCCGTTGTCCCGATAAGCGATAACTACTTTTTGAGAAACGCTGTGGTATGTGGCGGAACTGTAGAAAGTGGCCGCGCTCCTAAACACAACCGCAGTACCAAAACTGATGCTGGTGCCACTGACTGTTCCGACGATAGCAGTACCGTAGTTGGAGTTGCCGGAGTCTTGATAAGCAATAACTACTCTCTGAGCGTTGCTGTCGTAAGTGGCGGAAATGTCAATGGTGGCCGCGCTTTCGAACACAACCGCAGTACCAAAACTGATGCTGGTGCCGCTCACCGTACCAACGATAGCAGTACCGTAGTTGGAGTTGGCTACGTCCCGATAAGCTATGACTACTTTTTGAGAAACGCTGTCGTAAGTGGCGGAAATGTATGTGGTATTTGCGCTCTCAAACACAGTCGCAGTACCGAAGGTCGGGCTTGAAAAAACGACTATGCCTGCCACGCTCACTGTTCCGTCAGTATTAACGATAACCGTTGAGCCGTCTGCCAGCGTTCCAGAAGCGACAGCTTGAAACGCGGGGCCGCCTGCTGCACTCGTCCATGCCGTGCCATTGCTAGTAAGGACGTTACCTGCTGTGCCGGGTGAAGTTAACCCAGTGCCGCCATTAGCGGCAGGCAGTGTGCCGTAGCCATCCGAAATAGCCTTACCAGCAGGATAGGTTACAAAGACATCCTTGGTACCTGCGGAGAAGGTAACCTTGGTCGTACCACCTGCACTTGATGCGAGCACCGTATCGCGGGATAGTGTTGTACCCGAAGCCGTGTAAGTGCCGATACCAACTTCCCACTCCGAACCTGCCGTAATAGTATAATACGTAGTATTGCCGTTACCGATAGCCGTGCCAAACGAAACATACCCGATAGGGGCCGTACCACTAAGCGTGATCGTGCCCGTACCAGTTGTCGTAGTTGTGTCCTTGACACGGTCTGCGAGAATAAGTGGCATTACATAGGGTTCCGTAGTTTATATTATGGCTGGCTATCGGCTACGCTACTAATGTTATTAAGCTTGACCAATACGAATAATTGCGTTCGCAGCATCAAATGCTGGGAAAACGATGGTGAAATCGCCTGCCGTCGAAGTCTTATCCGAACCAAAGTCCAGTACACATACCGCAGCGTTCGTCAGCGTGGTGTTCGCGTTCGAGTTAGCAGACGGCGTGGTATTATAAATAAGAGCGCCGCGAGCCGTAACGGTCGCATTGGTGAACGTAAGGTCGGTAAAGTCAGTGAAACCCGTACCATTGGTAGTCGTTGAGTTAGTTGTACCGACACCGGTACGCGTCAGCGTGCCGCCACCAGCCGTGTAGTTTGTGCCGGTCACTTCGTTGGTAGCCGAATAAGCCGTCGTGTTTGCATCAATCGTAGCTGAAGAAGTGTACATGGCTAACTTGAAAGTGTCGCCACCTGTTACACGAAAGTCGTGTACGGCGAGCATAAGTTCAGCTTTGAAACTAGTGCACATTGCTTGGGTAATTGGCATGTTAAGGCCTCCTTATATATCGAGTATGGCGGTTAGCTCTGGATGCCCCGCCTGTTTAAATTTACTTACCAGAGTTACATTATGAGACCGAATTGCTTCGTGCATATAAAACACAATTACTTCCCGTATATTTTCTCGGAAAGCTTCGGCCTGATCGCGGATAGCTGGGTGTGTCTGACTACCTACGTACATGATCTTGTCTAATGCGCGGTCAGCAATTTCTTCAGGCGTAAACCCACGGTTATCCGAGGTCATTACCATAACGTTTCCGATATTACCTGCTGCTAAATCAAACATCTATACTACCTCACTGGGTACCGTACTTGCGGAGTCCGATACATATCTTGACGGTTCTTGCCTTCGCCCAGTTGCTTCAGCATACCCATCGCTTCGTTGTAGCGCTTTTGGTATTCAGCAATAACGTCAGCTTCGCCTTTCATGAACGTATACGCTTCTAATAGCGCGCCGTAAAGTAAAACGCTCTCAAAGTTATCACCTAACCACGTCGAACCTGCAACCGTAATCGACGGCGGGTAGTAGAAATAGTGAAGTTCTGCGCCGTAATTTTGGTCTGGGGTAGGTCCAAGGATGAAGGAGTTCACATCAAAGAAAGCGTAGTGAGTTGGCGGTCCCGTCACATTTGGATTAGGGAAGGACGAACGAATAAAGCTCACATCTTTATTCAGCAGGAACTCGTACGACCCAGTATTTGCGTCAATCAACGCGATTGAAAACGTAGCAAGCCAATCCGAAGGAACAGAAAGATATTTGTTGTTGGCGGTCACGCTGCCGGTGACGTTCTTCCGTAAGTCCAGAAGTTGGACTGAGTTGAAGATGCGCTCTTCGGCGTTAACGATGAAAATATCAATTTGCTCAGTCGAAGTGAGTCCACCCGACCCTACCGTATCCGGAAAGTCGTTTTCGGTGTAACCCTTAATTGCTTCGACGAGTTCAGCGTAATTCATTAGCCAAGCTTCTTGCTGCTGTGTGTACCCTTGGTAGCCGCACCCGTACCGCGAGTCTTCACAGTCTGAGTGTTAGCTACGTTGTTAGGATAGCCTGAGTTGTTCTTCACAATAGGCACCGTTTTTGGTTTATAGTCCATATTATTTACCCCGCGAAGATGACTTCTGATTGGCGATCTTGGCTAGGTTACGGCCCATTGCACCCATCTGTGCGTTGGTCTTGCCGCCCTTGGCCATCTTAGTCAGAGGCTTACCCTTGTGCATTGCGCGCTCGTGCTTGTGCACGGCCTTCGCTGCGGTAGCCTTATCCTGCTTCATGTCTTTCTTATCCATCACTAATTCTCCGTCTCGACTGTTACGGTCCCTATTTGACCAACACCTAATAGCGTATTTGGAAGACCAAATAAACCCAAAGGATTATTTAACCCTACAGGGGCCCAACCCCACTGAATTATGCGGCTACCATCGGTTGGGTTATTGTCCACGTTCAGGCCCGCTTGTCCATAGCTATTGTCTGGGCGTGGGTCGCGCAGCGCTTGTGGGTCATCCACGGGGTACATACCCAACTGAAGCTGGGGCTGATCTGGTTCCCAGCAAGTGGGGCACACGAGAATGTTGATGTTCTTGGTCTTAATGACAAGCCGCTTAAGCTCCTTAAGCTTGTAGCGGAAGTTACAGCGGTCACACTGGGCGATTGCCCACTTACCAGAGGCGAACCGATTAGGCACGTATCACCGGAAATACTGACGAGGTGCGATGCGCAAAGGCGCTTTCTCACGGTCCTCATCAGCAGCCTGCTGCCAGAGTTCTTCATACTGCATCTTCAGCCCCGCAGAACGCTCAAGCGCGCCGGGAACCTTTAGGGATAGGTGATACGCGAGACCAGCCACCAGACAAGGGAGGAACCTAAACGGTATATCTTGCGTAGTAACACCTTCACCAGCATCCTGTAAGCGGCGCAAGCGCCAGTAAACAAATGTATAATAGCTGTTCTGGTCAGGCGCAGGCCACACGTTGATGCTCGGGTACTGGATACCGGAGGGGTTTTGCGCACCAGATTGGCGGTTAATCCACACTTGGATAGGCCGACCCTGCGCGTTCTTATTTGGAATAGTCGAGTATGTGTCGATACTGATACGGTTAATAGTGATATCAGTCTGCTGCTGCCCAGTCTGGGTGCGCACGACATGCTCAAGTAGGTCTATGGTATCTACCGGCAGGTCATAGACGATCTGTCCCTGCACCATGGGGATCGAACCCTGCTCAATGGTCCACAAGTTAATGCCACGGTTAGCCCACTCAATAGTGAGCAGGTTCAAACTGCGGCGTGCAGTGCGTAAGTCATAACCCGTGCGAAGCTCAGCCCCACAACGCTCAAAAGCCTCTTCGACTAGGTCGTTGAGGTTGAGGTTAAATGTGGTGGTGCCAGAGGTAGTCATCGGTACTTAGCTGCCTTCTTTGCTATGGCCTTTGGCTGCTTAACGAACTGTTTGCCCGCCTTAATGCCTGCGCGTTTCGCCTTGCTTGTAGCAGAGTATTCCTGCGAACTCAAAGCCTCACGTGCTTTCTTAGGTAAGTAGCGCTCACCCGTAGCTTTCGGCCCTTGAGTAGACGGCTTGCCTGACTTGGTTCCCCAGTCTTCCTTACCCCATTTGGACAAAGATTTCTGCGCTTCTGTCTTCGGGCCGCTGTAGCTGCCGCCGGACTTCTTGTACCGCTGCGTAGCAAGCTGGGCTTTGCGTGCGGACCATTGACCTGCGTTTCCACCTTTGTCGCCAGCTTTTACACTAGCGACAATGCGTTTCCATTTAGGTTCGTCCGACCGAGCCATGATTAAAACCTCATCATGCTCATATTACGCATGGCTTGCATACGTGGGTCTTCTTGGCCGACCTGCTGAGAATAGGGGTTAGGCGCTGGGGGTTGAGTCATCATTTGCGGCTGCATTGGATCACTGACGGGGCCACCTGAAATCCTAGGTTGCGTCGGGTCGAAACCAAAGTCGGACCCGCGCCCACCAGAGACTTGCGGTTGGGGCTGGGGTTGGGGCTGGGGTTGGGGCTGCTGCGGAGCCGGAGGGAAAGTCATAGGTTGTTGTTGTTGTCGCTGCCGCGCTGACAATATGCGTTGCCGAAGCATATCGAAGCCGCCGAAACGCTGCTGGGGCATACCAAACCCACCACCAAAGCCGTTAAATCCGCCGAAGCCGCCGAAGCCCTGCTGTTGCTGAGGCATACCGAAACCACCGAAACCGCCGAAGCCCTGCTGTTGCTGAGGCATACCGAAGCCACCGCCAAAACCACCGAAGCCCTGCTGTTGCTGACCACCGAAGCCACCGCCAAAACCACCGAAGCCCTGCTGTTGCTGACCACCGAAGCCGCCCTGTTGATTGCCAAAATTACCTGCAGGAATCATATCACTTACCTTTATTGAAGCCCTTTAGCAACTGCGCAAACCGTGCACGTTGGCCTAACTTACCGGGAGCCTTAGCGGCCTTAGCAAGCTTACCGGCTGGGATTTTCTGCCCTTTCTTGGTGCCTAAAGCCGAGCGCAATGCACCGGGCTTCTTAATGGCCTTCGAAATATCGAGCTTCGCCTCGCCGCCTTTAGCATACATAGTCACTTCGTCGGGGTTATCCTTACGACGAATTGTCTTCGCCCCCGGCATTTTAGAAGGGTTTATAGCCCCCATACCCCGACAAGCGCGCATTAGCAGGAGCCGCCGTTTTTCATCTTGACCATCGAAGTCTTGGTCTTGCCTTTGACAGCACAACCGTCGATGGAGCCGCCCTTGGCGAACTTCATCATTGCACGACCCTTAGTGTCGGCTGACTTCTTCTTCATAGCAGCGCCGAACTTAGTTGCCTTACCGCCTTTCGCCATACCCGGCTTAGCATTGCGCTTTGCCAGTTCCTTAAGAAACTCTTTACGCTCTGGGGTCAACGGCACGGTGTTTGCACCACCCGTAATCGGCTCTTTTGGTTTTTTCTTCGGCGGCATTGGTTGCGAAGATGCCGAACCACCTTTAGCGTATTTCATAATTTTGCCTCCTTTGGCTTTACCGTATTTAGCTTCCTGTGACTTTCTGTAGGCGTCAGATGTTTTGAATATGTCGCCTAAAGAGCCGCTACGTGACGTAGAACCCTTTGGTGCCATCAACGCCGATGAAGCGGCAGGTGCGCGTGACTTTCCGAGGTTAGCAGCTCCATAGCTGTTTTTACCGGTTTTCAAGTCGTCGAAAGCCTTCCTGTCCATCCTAGTAACAGGCTCTTTTTCAGCTGCTGCTGCTATTTTACGACGGTTTTGCTGCTGCTTACGGAAATCGGCGCGCCCTGCTTCCAGCCGTGCCCGAGTGCTAGACATAGACGGGTTGTCGATATTTGGTTTCTGTACAGGCTTCTGTACGGGCTTCTGTACAGGCTTCTTAGCAGCGGTAGCGAGGTCCGACTTAGGCGCAGTTAACGCACCTAGGGTGTCTGTGACTTTCCCTGTAGGCCCAGCGGTATCTTTAGTTACCGACTGTGGTGCGCCGTACTTGCGGGTCTTTGTGAGGTTGCTTTCTGCGGTACGCTCTGCGGCGCGAGTAGCTGTACGATCAGCACCTGTGCGCTTGGCAAGATCATCCTTGGCGTCAGCAATGCGCTGCTGGCGCTTTGCATCAGCTACTTCAGCAGCCTTACCCGTCTTACGCTTCATAGCATTTGCGTAGTCTTTTTCGATATCTGCCATACGACGGTCGTAACGACCTTGTGCGCCACCGGCTGAGAACTTTTTCATCGTACGTGCCATAATTATACCTTTCTCATCTCATCAACCTTGGCCTCAAGGCGCTCGAAGGCCCGGTCAAACCGATCCCCTAGCTTATCAACCAATGTGTTCATCTCCGCACGGGTCACATGTTCCCGAGCCATTTCTTCCCGTGTCTTGTTAAGCAGTATACTTATACGGGTGAGGTCGTCGAACTTACCTTTAAACAGGAAGCCCATGATGCCCACCACTGCGCTCAGTATGATGTTCCAGATCATCATTTCCATGTCAGCACTTCCAAGCACGGAGGGATTTGTTGATACGGCTGTTAGGATCATTAGCGGTCTTCTTCGATGTGAGTTTCTTCTTCATTCCCGACATCCGTGCGCAGAATGACTTCTTGCGCGGACCACCTTCAGGCTGCGGAGCCTTCAACCCGGGCTTACCCGGATTAGCCTTATTGTAAGACGCACGACCCTTGGCGTTCAGCCCGCCAGACTTCGCTTTGCCTTCTTTGCGTGTCCAAGCAGGCGTCTTGGCCATC